ACGCCAGAATCCTGACCGAACTTGCTAATTATGGCTTGGTTTATGAGATGCAGTTGATGCGCTGCTGTTGTTGCAACATGAAATGGGAGGTTTACATCTTCAGACAACTAAAATACCATACCCCCCTATAGTAGTGGGGTGTTCTTTTAACATATTGATATTATTGGTTTATTTTAGATAATTTTGTTTTCAGGGGCATATTGGGGGCAAACCCTAACCGCTCGTTTAACAGCTCCACCTGCTCACCGTCAAACTCCTTGATCCAGGCTGAATACACCCGATACACCATCTCAGCGTCTTCGTGCCCGAGCTGGCTGGCGATGAACGAAGGGTTTGCTCCAGCCGCAAGTGACCAGCATGCGTAAGTGTGTCGTGACTGGTACGGCGTGCGTCGGCGAATACCGGCCTTTTTCACCGAGGCGTCCCAGCGATCGGTAATTGACTGCGTCGAAAAATAATTACCCGGATTTTTTGTTCCCAGGCGTGGCAGAAACACAAAACGCTTCCTCTGTACTTCAGACTTCCCATACTCCCTGAAATGCTGAACGATCTCCGTTTCCGGCAGATGGCCAGTGAGGGCATATTGTGCTCGCAGGGCATCAAGCGCAGGAGCGAGAAGGGTGATTATTCGATCCCCAGCTTTAGTCTTGGGCGGTACAAAATCACCCTGGCCCGTCAGGTTGCGCTGGATATGAACCGTTCCTGCATCAAGATCAACATCATCCCACGACAGTGCCGCAATCTCACCGTGACGGGGGCCGGCACCGATGGCGAACTGCCACATGTTTTTGTCCTGACCCGTCAGGGCCAGCATCATGGTGGCGTATTCATCACGCTGTAATGGATCCGGTTTCTTACGGTCCTTGTGCAGCTTTGTGATGTGCTCAAACGGTTTATCGGTGATGAATCGGCTACGGTGAGCAAAGCGCAGGATCTGACAGGTCAGTGAAATATAGTCGTTAACCGTGTTCACACTGCGGCCAGTCTTTTTTCTCTTGTTACCCTCAGAGTAAAAGCTTTCTCCCCGCAACAGCTCCTTTCTGTACTGCATCATGTCGCTGTGAGTAATATCGGAAATTAGCGTGTTACCTCCGATGACCTTATTCATCGTCCTGAGCTGCGCCTTAATTCGCGTCATGGTGTTTCTTGAAACATCCTCTTCCTTGGCATCCAGCCAGAGTTCGGTAAGTTCGTCCCAGGTGTAAGCAACACGCGTAGAGGTAAATTTCTTGACGCTTTTCGACTCAGGGAAGCGCCGAGCGTAATCGAATTCACCCAGCTGTATTTCACTTACGATGAGCGCGCGCAGGTTTCCCGCTTTTTTGATATTTGCAGGAGAGACCATCCAGCCCTTCAGCACTTCACGGCAGCGTTTGCCGCGAAAGGTGAAAGTTAACCGGATCTTTCCATTGTGAATTTCAACACCTGTTGGGAAGGTCATTACAGCTCCTGCACTAACTGATTTATGCGAGGGTAGTTGTACCATAGCAAGCCACGCCTAGTTTCTCCTCCGTTCATTGCCTGTCGCTTGAAGTGGACGCCTTCCAGCCATGGCCCGCTGCGGAGTGCTTTAATCTGGCGCTCTGTCAGGCCAGTAAGCGCTGTTAGTTCGGCCTCAACAACCCATTCTTTATTAAAAACGATCTGCGGCATGAGTCACCCCATGGCCGACCAGCAATTTATCGCTGGTCGGGTATCAAAACTGAATTACGAAAATCACTTATTTCTTGAGTGGCAATAATGCACGCCGTCTGGTCTGTCTGATATCGTCCCGCAACGAGAGCAAGGTGCCGGGGGAATATCTGGATGATCAGACTCAGTTTGTTCCGCTGGTTGTTTTTTCCCAATGTTCAGAATCAAATCAATTTTTACCGTGGAACCCTGCGTGACTTTAAAAAGCAACGATCCACAAAAAGGGCAGTTGGAAAACGTGTCCCACGTTTCACCTTCCGGCGCTTCAGTGGTTTGTAACTTCTCAAGGCATTTAGGGCAGTTGTAAGCGATCAGCTTTGTCTCGTTCAGTTCTGCCGTATAGAGCCAGCGGCGATAACTAATTAAACATTCTTTCTCTACCTTGTTCATACTGCGGCCCTGCTGCGCTGTGCTTCGATATCACGCTGTTCGTTGATGATTTCCACTACCTCATTCAATAACTCGCCAGAAAGGGTAATAGCGCCGCTCTCGTTGATTCCGGCAAGGGTGATCAGCTCAACCAAGCGGCGGGCTTTCTTCACGCTGATTTCAGGGGCTATTACGCTGCGGGTGACTTTCTTCTTTCCAGTGGCAGCGGCTACGGCTTTATCCTGCTCAAGCACTTCGCCCGCTTTTTCACCGAACTCTTTTACACGCTCAATAGCTGCACCAGCCGTTACTTCTCCAGCCTGTACTTTCTGCTTCACGTCATGGTTAGCGCCAGCCAGGGTAAGCAGGTTCCGAACGGTCGGTTCTGACTTGTTCACCAGCGCGGCTATTTCTGCCACAGTCTGATTGAATGCCGATGCCAGTTCTTTTACCACCGCGGCCTGTTCCAGCTCTGAAAGGCTTAACTGGTTATTGGAAGTAAGTATTCGCGCAAGGCGTTCTTTGTCATCGCCTACGAACTGGACGATGTGGATTTTGTTTACCGGCTTTCCTGCTTTACGGCAGCGTTCATAGCAACGGTGTCGGCGGTGACCCTCAACAATCCACACGCCACCTTCATCACGGGAAATCACTTCAAGTGGTGGAACGCTGCCGCCGTTCAACAGGAACTGGAAAAGATCGTCATCGGCCTGGTGTGTACGTTCATCATCGAGGCGCTTGTTAAAGCCTGGTTTGACGTGAATATCATCCAGATGGATAAACATGCCATTATCAGTGCGGGAGATAACGCCGCCGCGTGTCATTTGTCGAAATGAGTTAGCCATTATTTTTAACCTCACGTCCGTAGTAATTTCCACGCAACGTTGCAATTACTTTTACATTCGCCCATCTAAAACTGTTGCTAAATAGAAGAGGGCGCACTTTGAAAACAGATTTACCGCGTGTTAGTTGAAACATTTCTCTTTCTCAGATTCCGACGATTAGATAACGCAGCGACTATTTTATTTGTATAGTCAGGTGCAGAATTCAAAGACTGCTTGCGCGGATATCGTAAATCGTCATTTGCTTCTTCGATGATTTCGTTTCTGAATACGAACATATAAGCCCCCCGAAACAGGCCGCTTAGCGGCCCTGTGTTTCATCGAACAGAAAGTGTATCGGGTCCACGATCTACCTTAGCGCCTGGAACTTTGTTCAAAAGTGAATCTGGTACTTCTTCGCCTTTTTCACGTAGTTCTTCTATTTCTTTTAGCGCTTCAGTAAGAACCTTTTTTATTCCTGCTGTGTCAAATTCATTCACCACAACAGATTTAGAAGAAATCAAATAGTCGTCTGGTATATCATCTTCATTCACGATGGTGAGTGAGATACTACCTTTCCTTACTGAAAATGTGTTTTCGACGGTTTTAAGTTGATTTCTTTCTGCCGTAATCAGGCAAAGAAGAAGATAAGCTTTTATCATTCCAGCCTGGCGATCCCAATGCTTCGCTCTTTCGTTAAAGCGGGCAGCCTCTTTTTTGCAATGTTCTTTATTCGACTCAAACTGTCTAATCACAGACATTGCAGCATCGAATTTATCTTCCAACATACCTTCGATACCTTCCAAAGTATCTTTGATGGTCTGCTCGTCAATCTCGCCACTTTCACCGAGGGCGATAATTTTTCTGATTTCGTTGGCTAAATCAATAGTACGGTTACTCATGCTTTTTCCTCCAGAGCTTTGAGGCATTCAACTTTAATGGTTTCAAGGCGATTCAGGCGTCCGTCAAGGTATTTGACGTAATCATGATCACCCGTTGCATTTGCTGCCTTTAAATGCTCCCCAATTTTACGAGTGAGGCTGCTGGCAATCTTTGAAACCTCGTTAGGGGTTTTAGCTGATTTCATCGTTTCAACATTTGCTTTGAAACGTTGATCAAGTTCTTCGCGTATGCGAACCACTTCATCAGCTCTATTCGTTGCATTAATCAGATCATGTTCCAGTTTGTTCTGTTCGCTATATTCGCTATCTTCGAACAAGCCCCCATAAACATCAGCACTAAACCCAAGCTGTGAAAGAGCTTTTGTTGTCGCATCGGTTAAACTTTTTTTAGCATATTCATCATCGCAAGTAATACCGTTCTGCGTTTGATATAAATACTTTGTGTGACCGTAACTACTAATTACACCCTTTACACCATTGTGGATGTACCAAAGCGAAATCAGCATTGTATGGTTAAGCGTAAAGATAATAGTCCCATCATTATCTCTAATGACTTTTTTACCTGTAAAACGGCCATTTGCATCGTAGGTCGGTTCAGTAAATGGCATGCCATTATCAAACCTTTCCATTTCAATATTTACGCCCCATCCAATACCAAATGGTCCGAATAATCTTGTCGCACGTTCAGTCTGATAGGTTGGGTTGATACTTGTAGTAACCCGCAGAATCTGTTTAGAACCATCTGGCAACTTATCTTTGCCATACTGAATTTTGCTTTTGGTTCTACTTGGATCTGTTTTATGTACCCGCATCCAGATGGACATATTTTCTTTAGCTGAAGCGTCCGTATAACTTTTGAATTCACCTTCGGCATTTTCAGCGCGGGCATTGATAGCCGCCTGTACGCTTTCTGCGCCTGTGGTTTCATTCTCTGAGTCGTCTTGTTCAACCTGACTATTTTCACTTTTCGGTACGTCTTCTTTTGGTTTTTCTGCCAGCAAACCATCAATGGAAAAGCGACCCGAGCCGTGATTGGTAACTTCAGGCTCATTACCAGCGCCTGAGTTATCAGCAGGGGCGGCAGGGGCTTCGTATGTGCCGTTCTTACGCGCTAAATATTCGTCCTGGCTGATTTCCTTTCCACCATCAGCCAGCGCTTTTTCGAGGCCTGGCATCTTGTTAGCACGTCCGACTTTCACACCATCTGCAAAGAGGTAATAGAACGGGCCCGTACGCTCTACCTGTGGCGCAGTTTCCAGCGGCCCCGCTGCTGACCCGTCTGCATTGTGTTCCGGTTCCACTGCGCCAGCCGTTGACGCTGCATCGTCCAGTGGGCCAGTTGTGCCCGTTTGGTTCTGTTCGGTCTCATCTTCAAATACCCCATGTGTTAATAAAAAGCCGGTGATGTATTCATTCAAAGAAACTGGATTTTTATGAATATCGTCAGGGCGCATCTGAACGACATCACGGATGGTTAACAGATCGTATTTAAGTGCGTTTTCCGTGGTGCGCATTGACATCGAGAAGCGCTTCCAGTCGTCACGATCTTTCGCGATGACTTCATTTTTCGCCCAGCGGTAGATCTCGCCTTCAACGTTCCCTGGGTTAACATCGCCAGGCCAGAAAGCGTTGGCTAATTCCTGATCAAGCGTCTGATAAGTGTGTTTGTAAGAGCGTTTAGGACGCTCTGTAACTTCATGAGGAACCGCTGTCTGATTAAGGGTGGCGTTTGCTGCTTTATCACGCGCAATACCGACGATAGATTTGGATGGGGCCGTAGCTTTGCGTTCTCCATCACGACGTTTTTTCCAGTTAGCCAGTTCTTTCTGGATCTCTGGCCATTTCGCTGTGTGGTCGCATTTCGCTCCGAGCCAGCCGATAGCATTTTCGATGTGCTCATGGAACATGTTGGCCACTTCGGGCGTTTTGATGATTGCCACATACATATGGCCTTCGAAACTGTCATCTTCCTGCGTAAGCTCCAGCGCACCAGGCAGATCGCTTTTCGTTAATTCAGTTGAGCCGTATTTGATCAGCGCGGCGATCTGCAATTCGCGGGATAGTTTGTCAAAATCGACTTTCTCAGCCTGACGTTTTACAGGGTGGCCGACGTCTTCAGGCCAGTCGTATTCGTAAAGGAATTCTTCATTCCATGTTCCGCGAGAAGGGCGACCAGGAACGTCTGGAGTGTCTTCACATACGAGGATTTTAAATGCTGCATCCTGGGCGTGAGGGTACTCTTCCAGGAAGATAAAGTTCGCTTTCGCTTTAGCGCGTTCAATATCCTTTGCATTGAAGGCGGTAGCGACACGCTTAATACCTGCCTTTTCTGATTCTTCATCGGGGTAATATCCCGCGATAAAAATTTTCTGGTCAGTCATTCTTATCTCCTTCTTTTACGGATTCAAAAGCTTCGGTTAATTTTTTCAAAACGTTGTCGGGCAAAACATGCTCAAGGTTTTTGCGGTCGCAGAGTTTCACCTGACCGATAGCAAAAATGATTAAATCCTCAGTGGATAAATAACCATTCGCCACTAAATCCAAGACCATCTTTTTCATTGCGCTGGGGGCAATGCTAATAACGGCTTCCTCGCCGTTAACGAGGGTTAATTTCTTAAACGCCAGAGTAATATCCATTTGCATTCCTCTTTTTATCAGGCTGACCACTTGTCAATGGTCACTCGGATAAATGCCCCGCCTTAGCGGGGCGGTATCATTAATGAGTGCGAGAATTAGCGCCTGATAAAAAGATCGTTTTATAGCTGTTGTAATTCATACCGAAGCTTTTATCAGCGTCGTGAATCTGGTCTGCAAGGTTATGAACCGCTTCGATTGCACAGTGAGGGCAGCGATGCATTGAAAGCTTGTAACCACCGTCAATCACAACCGTGTAGCTACCATTTGCTGGAGCGTGAATAACACCGGAGATTTGACCATCGCAATTGAAAGTAGCAAGTTCGTTGTTAATGGCAGTTAATTTTGTGGTTTTGATGCTAATACCTAACATATTCATTTCCTCATAAAATAGTTGTGGAATGCCCTGCCTTGTTTAAGGCATATTAAAAGTGGCGCTTAATTTAAATATCGTCGTCTGTATCGTCAGACAGGATTCTAAATCCAAAAATGACTATTAAATAAAAGATGACTGCAAGCGGTACAAAAATTCTGAAAATCAATTTAATGCTTTGCCAGTCCATTAATACCCCGCTGGTATTTCGTGTTGATTCATAGGAATGATCGCCTCAACTGGATAACATTCACCTGCAATACGTTGCTTCTTTGATGCATCCAGACATTCTGCTTGCGAGTCGTAAATATCAACTACCTGTTCCTGAACCTCTCCGCTCGTGAGAAATACGGTCAGTACGAGTGCATAAAGAGTTGTCATTTTTTACATTTATCCCTGTAGCTATGGCGTGCTGCTGTTTTGCCTGTTCAAACATTTCTTCATCACCGATGAAGGTTGCAATAACGAATTTGTTTTGTGCTGCCTGTAATTGCTTTAAATCCATTTAAAATTTCCCTTCGTTTTTATCAACCAGGTAAAAGGTGAGGGCGGTTGATAAACTCCAGTAATTCATTTCGAGATAGTTCCGCGCTACTTCTTTGTCTTCGCCTGTGCGCGCTATAAACAAATCGGTTAACTCTTTCTGGTTCACGGCTCAGGCCTCAGAGACAACTATCACACCGTCTGAATATGAAAGAGTGCGTGAAGGCATGCAGGTAAACAAAACATCACTCTCGACAGGCTGGTAACCTTCCATATTGGTATTGCGGAAACCTGCCTTAAACCATTCCCCGTTTTTGCTGGTACGGATAAACCGAACGTCGCATGAGCTATCCAAAGCCAGCTGTACGCCGTCATTACGCTGGAATATGGAGCAGGTGACGGGAGCTGCATATTGTTCCGCATCAATTCTCAGAGCTTCACTGTGCGCGGCATTCAACATTTCGACCTGAACCCACTTGATTGATGCATGGAACAGACCGCAGCGATTCGCCAGCCAGTTAAAGCGCTTGTCTTCTGTAAGAGCTTCGGCGTGAGCTTCATCAACCAGCTGCGTCAGCATGCGCTCAAGGTCAGCCAGTAACCAGGTGCGGCGTTTGTGTTCGCCCACCGGCAGTGGGTACGGTTCGCCAGCTTCCTCCCAGGTCGCGTTAACATCGCGCACCACGTCATTGATACGCATAACGCCGTGCTTAGTGCGGCTGATTGCAAGTTTCAGTGCTTCGATTTTGCTCATTTCCAATCTCCGTTTGTTTTGCCCTTTAGCCAGGCTGGCTGAACGTTTTGCTGATAACACTGTGCGTGTTTCTATGGGGCTAACATTAGGTTAACCTAAAATTTAGATCAAGGCTTTTCAGTAGGAATACCTAAGTTTTTGGGCGTGAGAAATCTATCTGTTTGAAATTAAACGGATTATTTTATGTGTGGTTTAATGGTCTGATATTTGAGGTGTGACTAGGATTTAGAAGTTCTTTTCCTTGCCTCAAGCATTTCTTCGAAAAGTTTATTGAAATTTTCAACCCTGGCACGTAGTTCGCCCAACTGTGCCTTCTGCTCAGACTCTGGAAGAGCATCAAACAATTTGAGTAGCTCCTTCTGGTCTTCCCTTAGTTCTTTAGGTTTTGATACAGGGGCAGAGGGCTGTTTGTCATCGTCACCGAAGAGCAACCAAGTTGGAGAACACTGCAAAGCTTCACTTAATGAAAACAGCCTCTTACCAGCAGGTTGAGTTTCATCTCGCTCCCACTGAGAGATTGTGACGTGAGCAACCTTCACAAGCTTTCCTAATGCCGCTTGCGAGAGTTTTAACTGCTTTCTACGCGCCAAAAGGCGTGAACCAAATGATTGAGTTTCCATATTAGGTAATTCTAATTTCTCTTGACTTAGTTTTCCCTACGATCTAATTTCCTTAGAAAAACCTAAGGAGTGATTAATGTTGAAACAAGATGCGCTGAATTTTTTCGGCAATAAAACCAAACTGGCTCAAGCGGCTGGAGTAAGGCCACCTTCCGTTTCAGCTTGGGGTGAACTTGTTCCAGAGGGGCGAGCCATGAGGCTACAAGATGCCTCAGGGAACGTATTGGTTTACAACTCAGAAATCTACGATGCACATCGTAAAGCAAAGCGAAACGGAAAACTGAAGCATGAAAATCACACCGACGGTTGAGCAACTAGCCGCTGGCGTTGAATCGTGGGCGCATGAGGCTGGCTGGAAAACAGTAGGCGTTCGCTTCGCTGATGAATATCAACGCAGGGGGGGCGGCAAACTAATACCACCAGCGACTGACGAGCAGGGCATACGTAACGCTAAACAACGCGTAAAGCGCATTTTCAGCATGGGGGGGCCTCGTTACGTCAAGATGGCAGCAGAGCTATCAGACGTCGCTTTGCGAGCCATGCCAACACGCAAGCGCATAGAGCTGGAAGAACCTCATTCGCCTGAACTGGCTAAAGCGAAAGTCATGGAGTCGTTCGGTGCGGCTATGTCGGCTGTTGCGGTCAGATGCCCCACAGCAACAGTGAAGCTGAACAGGCTTATCGACGAGCTTCAGGCGTTGATTCCAATAGCAGAATTACTGATGTCAGTTTGAGTGGCGGGATCACCCGTAATGATTTCGCAGGAGTAGCAGTATGAGTATGTCCTTGATGGTTCAGGCCATGAAAGCAAGGGTGGGAAATCCGCTCCGTAAGCTGGTGCTGATAAAGCTCGCAGATAACGCCAGTGATACGGGGGAATGTTGGCCGGCAGTGGCAACGATAGCGTATGAATGCGAGATATCTTCTCGCTCAGTTCAGACACATATCCGACAGCTCGTGAAGGATGGATTTGTTCGTGTTGAAGAGCGAAGAGATTCGAGCGGCGTTAACCGATCCAATATCTATCACCTGACCTTCAACAATGAGGGTGAAAATAATGCACCCTATCAGAAACAGGCTCAAAAGCAGGGGGCAGGAGCTGCACCCTATGGTGCAAATGGTGCAGGGGGGGAGGGTGAAGGATGTGCACCCCCTGGTGCAAATGGTGCAGAGGGGGAGGGTGAAGGAGCTGCACCCAGAATCAGTCAGTTATTAGATCCAGTCAATGAACTTAAAGATCCCCCCTTACCCCCCAAGGGGAAAGTGAACCGCAAAAATAAAATCATGGAATATTCACCGGAATTTGAAAATGCCTGGGCTGCTTACCCTCGTCGCGCTGGAGGACAGGACAAGGCGGGAGCGTTTAAAGCTTGGAGCGCGAGGATTCGCGAAGGAGTTAGCATTCAGGCCATGCTGGACGGTACAAGGCGGTATGCCGATTTCATTGTTGCTACAGGAGCTGTCGGTACGCAATACGTGAAACAGGCCAAAACGTTTTACGGCCCGTCAAATTTCTTTCTTGAAGCTTGGGGGAAGCCGGAACTACAGCGAGCTAGGCCTGGCGGAATTTCTGTACCTGACAAAAACATTCCTGCTGGCTTCAGGGGGTGATCATGCGTGATATTTCTGACGTTCTGAAACGACTGCAGCGGATTGTTCCTGCCGGGGTTCAGCCGAAATTTTCAAGTGCTCAGGAGTTAATGGACTGGCAGAAAGAGGAAGCCCGTAAGCACTCAGAAAAACTCACCATGGAAAACCGACTTACTCGCATACAAACAACTTTCGGTCGTTCAGGGATACGCAAGCGTTACCACAACTGCACGTTCAAAAATTACGAGGTGAGGTGTGAAGGGCAGCGTAAAGCGTTTTCCGAAGCTAAGTCATGGCTTAATAACTTCGGTTCAGGATGTGCTTGTTTTGTTTTCGGCGGCAGCCCTGGCACAGGTAAAAATCACCTTGCTGCGGCAATAGGTAATGCCCTTATTGTACAGCAAAAAAGCGTGCTGATTATCACCGTGGCTGATTTGATGACAGAATTTAAGGCGGGTTTTAGCGGCGGAAAATCAGAGTCAAAACTGATGGATGAAATGACAACTTTGGACCTGCTAGTTCTCGATGAAGTAGGTGTGCAGATGTATTCACAATACGAAAAAGTCATACTGCACCAGATTATTGATCGCCGAACAGCAATGCTGAAACCTGTGGGTATTCTCACGAATCTGAACTCGGAGGATCTACCTGGCGCCATAGGTGAAAGAGCCTTTGATCGCCTTAAGATGGATGGTGGAATTTGGGTAACGTTCAACTGGCAAAGCTTCAGGCACAAGATATAAAACGTAATATAGCTGATTGATATGTATTATTTACAAGTTATATAAATTCTAAAAAACTGACATCTGTTCGAAAAACACACAACCATATGAATTATTTAACTTTGGTCAAAAAATCACGCTTCTAACTGGAAAATTATACTGTATAGGTATACAGTATTTTCATCTCGTGAGTTAAGAGACACTTTTAGAAGTCAACGTTTTTCTATGCGGATCAAGCATTTTAATGTCAGGACGCACGAGGGAGAAGAAAGGATAAATCCAGAGTAAACGGGAGAAAAAAGTGTATATACCGGACCATTTGATAAGGGGGTTACACCAGAGCACCAGAGCGGTGGTTATTTATCGCAATGGTGACGGCTCATTCCGAAGTGGATTTGTTATGCGTTCTGATGAGTTTATCGCAAGCATTAAACTAATTGAGAATGTACGCAAACTTACTGAGCAAAATCCAAGTAAAGAAGAGGGTGACAGAGTATAAATGATAATATAAAGTTAGAATTATGTGGATAGCATCGCTGGAAGATGTTTTCATCTGCACCTAGACTACTGATAAAAAACAAGTCCTAATGAAACGAAAATTTAATTTTAGTTTCATATTTTTGTGGGCGACATCACAAATTTCAAAGGTAAGTGCAATGGCTAAGACGACACATATGCAAGATCAAAGCAAAAATAGTGAAAAGAAATCTGAAGTAGAAAGTGAGATTTGCGGAATTATTATGCCTATTGCTAATACTGCAGGCTATCCCGATGGCCACTGGCAAAATGTTTATGAAATAATATGTGAGTCTGCACTCAATGCAGGTTTTGAACCAAATTTAGTTAGCTTTGACGATGATGTTGGCATCATTCAAAACAGAATTGTGCAAAATATTTATTCAAATCCTATCGTTGTTTGTGACATTAGCAGCAGAAATCCTAACGTAATGTTTGAACTAGGTATGCGCCTGGCTTTTGATAAACCCACCATTATAATTAAAGACGATAAAACTCCTTATAGCTTTGATGTCTCTCCGATTGAACATTTACCTTACCCGTCAGATTTGAGATATCAAAGCATTATGGATTTTAAACAAAAACTCCAGGTTAAAATAAGAGAGACTTATTCCAGGTCTAAAGATGATCCTAATTACACAACTTTTTTAAAGCATTTCGGAACCTTTAAGGTTGCTCATGTTGAGGAGAAGGAAGTTTCTGAATCGCAATACATTACAGCGGAGATAAAAGAAATGAGGAAAATGATTAACTCCTTGTTTCTAAACCTCAGAAATTCTACGGGGGAATCTGCTTTTTCAAACCCTTACTATGACACAAAGTTAAATAAAGTATTGCAGAGTTTTAGAATCAACATTCCTGTCAAGTCTTCTTTAATTGATTTAAACCATCTGGCAGAGCATTTGAGAACGTATTACTTTGACGTGGGTAGCATCAATCCTGGTGCCAATGAAGATGCTCTGATTATCACAGTCGTTAATCCAGCAAAAAACGCAGCTGAGCATCTTAAAGATGCAGTGACAGAGTACTTAAATAGCATTGGAGCACTCTAGAAATTAGAAATCTGTCTTAATTATGGTTTTAAGATAAGCGCGAATCTAGTATAATCGTAAATGGGCCTGAACAACCCTGCTGAAACACTGTGCCACCGGAGAGAACGATGGCACAGATTATACAACTCTTTAAATCTTCACCCACCACCCTGACCACGGCTACGCCCGAGGCCAGCGATTTTTTGCAACGTATCAAAATCGGCGTGTGGCTTAACTGCGACGTTAAGCAAGCCCGAAACTACCTCTTCCATAAGCGCTTCTTCGCTCTGCTCAATCTTGGGTTCGAATACTGGACACCAACAGGAGGGGCGATCTCAGCTGTAGAAAAAGAATATCTACATGGTTACGTCCGATTCCTCATTTCCCTGGTTGGTAATGAAGACACACTGATGGACAGTGAGCAGTATTATCACGAACGTCAGGGTAGATGGCGCACCAAAGAAATTGCTATCACCAAATCCTTCGAGGCTTTCAGGAAATGGGCAATCGTAGAAGCTGGCTTTTACGACGAGTACATTCTCCCAGGCAATATCCGCCGCCGAGAGGCGAAATCAATCTCCTTCGCCAACATGAGCGAGGCCGAATTCTTCCAGGTTTACAAGGCTGTTTTTAACGTCTTGTGGAACAACATTCTGTTTGAAAAATTCCTTAATTATCAGGAAGCCGACAGCGTGGCGATGCAATTTCTGGAGTTCGCCGCATGAAGAGAAAACCGAACCTTCGCAAAGCAGCTGAGGGAAGGGAGTGCACAATTCGTATTCCTGGCATCTGCAACCACAACTCCGAAACCTCATGCCTGGCACATTACCGGCTCGCGGGTACGTGTGGTACCGGATGCAAACCTGATGATGAACAGGGCGCTATTTCCTGCAACGCCTGTCATGACGTTATCGACGGTCGCGTAAAAACCAAAGAATACACCTATGAAGAACTTCGGCTTATGCACGCTGAAGGCATTCTTCGCACACAAAAAATCTGGCGAGATGAGGGGTTACGATGAACGCGCAGCAACTGGAATATGTACGCATTCAATTACGCGCTGCGCTGGCTGATGACTCAGGCGGCACAAAAGGACAACTGGAGGCGTTCGCAGAGCATCCACCAGCAGATAAGAATCTAAACCCACGCAAAATGATTCACGTTGTTGAACTTGATAACGGGCTCGGCGGTGTCCGTCGAGTTAAAGCTGAAAATAGCGCTCTCTACGTCATGGAAACGCGCAGTCGTTGCCGTCCTAGGCCTCCAATAAGCGATAACGCATTTTATTCGTGCGCGTGGCGTAGAGCCATCAATAAACTCGATGGAGGAAGCCAGGCTTGGTTAAAGTACTGTTATGGTGGTGATTTAAGTTATGCATCGCAAATTTTGATTTGTGAGAGAGTTTGGAGTAAGTTTCATTTACAAAACACTTCAAAAAAAATGAGTAAACGAATGAGAAAATGTTTAGCTTCGCTTACATGGCTTGCGATACAAGATGTTGCAACAAAAAACAATAACTCATTTTATAAAGAATATGCAGCTGTAACACTGGCTAAATTGTTAAGTGTTCATCGTGATACTTGGTATGCGATTTTTTCAAAGGAATGGTCTGCTTTGAAAAGGATAGTGTGTTCTTTAGATGAGGATGCATTGAAAGGTCTAAGTGAATATTTAGCCATCAAATAATAAGATTAAATCATATAACAAGGAGTGATAACATGCAGCTTGATAAAATAGAAGTTACAGAAGAAGGTTTTAGTTGTGGTGAGCTAAAGGCAATTTTTGATAATAAAGATTTGAAGTTGCATCATGATTTTGAGATGGTCTTTTCAAAATTTCCGGAAAACAAAGAAATTAGCTTGCTAGGTGCGATATGCTCAATGCGTCTTGATTCATCAAATGTAAAGGTCCCATTCAAAGCAAAATTTGTATCAGCAGATCGCAGAGGTTTTCTTCCAGAGGATTTTGCGCACGAGCAATTAACAGTTTTAAATGATGTTTTCGAGGGGATTGGAACACCTGAAGTTAGGGCTAGAGTAGCTGACCTCCTATGGGTAAGAAAGATAGGAGGCATTAAAAATGCTCATGCTGCCATTGAAGCTTATATTGAGTCTGCATATAACCTAGCAGAAGTTGATGCGTCGTGGCCTTATATTTTTGAACGTATAGAAAGAGCGCTTAGGTTAAGCGCTGCTTTCCGCAGAGAGAAGCAAAACCCAGAGTTTTTTGGACGTTCATCTGAGGCTCTCCTTAGAGAATATGAGAAAAGCTTGGAGCGTGGTGAATATATATATACTCTAAAACTATTAGCTTTAATTCATGATCTTGATGTAAGGGATGTAGAATGGGTATATCAGCAGGCAGACGACTTGGCTAGTTTGTGCAAAAGGGAAAACGACTTTTACAGAGCAATTGATAGTTATGATATTGCTATTATCTCAGCTATTCGCGGGCGAGATAAAACTAAAGAACATCAGTGTTGGAAGGCTATTTCAGAATGCTATGTTACTATTGCAGAACTTGAAACGCCTGGCCTTGTTAGCTCTGGTCATTTACTTAAAGCAATAGAGGCATTATCAAAGGTCCCTAATACTAAAAAAGAAAGGTTAGAATTATACGAAGAGATGAGGGACCATCAAGTAGAGTCGTTAAACCAAATGGGAAGCTTTGTATCTGAGGGGCAGGATATTTCCGAATTAAGGAGAGATGCAATAGAAAAAGTTCAGGGATTGGATGGTTTTGATGCTTTATTCCGTCTGGCTACAGTATCAAGACCAGTTGATATGGATAGGCTTAAGCAGGAGGCACAAAAAATTATGAAATCAAGCTTTAGTTGGATGTTTGGAGCAATACATATCGATCATCAAGGGATCCCTACTGCTAAGGCACCTAGTGCAAGTTTTGAAAATATAAGTGATACAGAGCAATGTTGGCCACAAATGATGCAAAATATTCAAATTAGCCATCAAATTTCTATCGAGGCTCAAATTTTACCAGCCTTGCAGTATATTAATGAACACTTTTACATTCCCTACTCTTTATTAGAGACGGTTTGTCGTAATCACCCCTTCATTCCTGCTGGTCATGAACCATTTTTTATCAATGGTCTGCTAGCTGGAATTGAAAGAGATTTCATGACAGCGTGCCATTTACTCATCCCTCAAGTTGAAAACTCGTTACGTTATTTAGTGCAGCAAAGCGGAGAGGAACCTACTACCTTACATGGTGATGGAACTCAGGAGAGGGACGGGCTTAAAACAATGCTTGAGCATCCAGCCATTATTGAGCGATTGGGTGTTAATCTAACAAGCAATTTGAAAATAATTTTATTAGATAAGTTTTATGGGGACTTACGTAATCAATTGTCTCATGGGTACACCCCAGCATCTCATTACCATGGTATATCAGCTATTTACTTTTGGTGGTTAATGCTCTTCATGGTTATGGCACCGTATGCCGAATACTGGAAACGCGCCTATAAATCACAAGGTACTCCTTTTGTTGGGGGGGGTATAAAAACAAACGACGATTGATGCATAACTTAAAGGTTGCAAAATCCGACACTTTATGCCATATTTAAGGCTAATTTTGATAAGCTGCCGAAGTTACATAAACCCGTCGTCTGTGGTTATTTTACAGCCATAATTCAGTAAAGCACATTACGCCGTCCAACTAACCTGGGGTGGTTTGTTGGGTAGTGTGCTCTCCTGTTTGTTAAGTGTAGTTGTAGTTACTGAACGTCCCTCCAGCCGATTTCAAGCTTATGGCATCGGTATTAGGCATCATGCCAAATTGCAACGGTGTCCTTGTTGATCAAAGCTCTACTTCCAGGTAGGAGAAAATCGTTAAAACTGAAGTTGATGGAGTAGCTATAGCAATTGAAGTTTTTTGGAGCTATCTTAACGACATCAAGTCTTAACATTAATATTAATATGCGTAGGGAAAGAAATTGGCAGCTCAAATGGTTACAGTAGAACGCATCTCGAAAGATATCCCTTTGGTTACCGTGACTGCGATAGTGTTTTATGCCTTCTCATATTTGTTTCAACTCGGTTTCTCTGTTTTTTGGGGGTATCCGTCTGCTTATATTGAAATTAATTTAGATATAATGCTCACTACTTCAGTAGCATTGTTGGCAGTATTGCTAGTAGCTGGTCATTACATTGAGGGTCTTTTTTATGTTGAAAAGCTTTCGTTTTGGGCTGGCGCAGCGCTAGTTATATTTTTTACTTTAATTATTAATTCGCTGATATTTCAAATGAAATCGTCCCTTGACATTTTTAGAGGCATATTTGATATCCGGCAAGTTCTTGTTCTTTGCTTTGTTATTACTGCATTATTTGCTGTGTATGGAATCAAGAAGATTGCAAAATGGCCTTCAGATGATTTGAATTTGATTAATGTAGTGAGTTCACTTTCCTCGAGCGCTGCGTTTGCTGTGATGGCCGGGATACTTTATTCAATGATGCCATGGCCTGGTTATGTTTCTAAAGACGATATGATGTTGGCAGCAAAGTACTCAGATAATTTAGTGCTAGCGAAGTGTGAAAAAGGGAAGATTACTGTCAAAATAGTCTCCTCAAATTCGGATGTCGAACTTAAATCTTTAAGTCCTGAAGTTAGGAAGGAACGCACAGCATGTTTTATAGAAAATATGTTCTAGATTTTCAAAATTTTATGCCGACTTAGGATAAAGTTTTTTTGCATACTCTCCGGAGCGGAGTATGCAGAACAAAACTCCGTCACGGTGATGAGACGAAAACTGTACTTTATGGCTCGCTAGATATCCCTAGAAGGTGGTTGCTGAGGTAGCATGCATCGGGAAGTCCAGACATAACGCTCGATGCCTCCCTTTGTTGCTAATTGAAGTCCGCTCGTCCGGACGGTTTTTTGTTTTCACTCCTAATTATGACTGGCTTGATGAGCTGAGCTATTGGTATCATTACCTCTTAACAAAGGAGGAGTTCATGGCTTGGCTGGGTATACCTTTTCAATTAAGTAGTTCAGAAATTTTTTACAATGCAAGGTTGGCACTAGATAAAATCCCAAAAATAATCTTTGAAAATGCCGACAAATCAATGGTTCCCGACACAATCATTGCTGCGTTTATTGGTGGCGCACTTCCTGCAATAGTAGCGTTCTTTGCCTTGAGACATAACTCTAAATCGTTAAAGGATCAACTTAACCAGCAGAGCGACTTGGCTAATACTACTTTAAAAGCACAAATCGTAACTGCAAATAGAAAAGATTGGGTTAATGACTTGCGGAATACTACATCATCATTTCTTGCAAGTTTACAAGGGGTAATAAATACCACCAACTTCATCTATTATGAAAATTCACGTCAAAATGTTGATGCAGATAAAGTTCATCGCTACGCTGAAATGAGGAACAATCATCTCCAGGAAATGTGTTCCTATTCATGGAAGATTAAATTATTGCTTAAGCCAGAGCATGCTGAAAGTGCTGTTGTTACAAGTATATTAGATGGCGCAGTTGATGTAATAAACGGTAATAAAAAATTTGATGAGGAGATGTATGAGAAAACAATCACACCACTTTTTCATACGATAACAAAAAATATTAAGGCTATCATAGACTATGAAATGGTGAAATTTGAATCAATAGAATAATAAAGATTAAGTGATCTTACTATGGCTTGATGATTTTGATGTTCATATTGTCTTTAGGTTAGACTCCATTAAAGGCATTTGATTGAGATATATCATAAACATCTGTACTTAAAAATTGAATGTTAGATGTTGTCTAACCGCCTAATGGCGGTTTTTTTGTGACTAAATTTCGAAGAGGTACCAAGATGACTTTAGAAGAACGTGTAAAAGCACTGGAGATAAAGCTCGCCGGTTCTGGATGGAGTATTGAAGGCGCTGCTGAGAGTGAAAATTTCTCGCCAAACCCCGCGGTGCTAGCACTAAATAGAATTGATAATTTAGAAAATCAAATTAAAGAATTAAAGGAACAGATTGAACATCTTTCTGAATCAACAATAAGTTCCTTTTGTCAAATTGAAAGTGCTATTTCAAAATATTAAATGCCGAGTTTGCGAATAGCAATTTCTTCCAGTTCGGCAAGGGTTTTTTTCATAACTTGTTCTGGCTCGATAGCCAAAGGGACTGAATGAGAAGTGCCATTTTCTCCTGTTAATCCAATGGTGAGCTGAAACACACCTTTGTTTACAGCGGAATCAATATATCGAACGCCAGTAATTTTCAAGTTTTTCATGTCATTCCTTTATCAGAGGTAATCAGCCATCCCTCTTGCCTATGTAAGCATCCATGCCCTCACATGGATGGGCTGAAGGGGCATTTTATCAAGGGGTAGTTGAGCTAAATATTCGTAATAACCGTGCAACCGCCACTAGGAGGTTTTTCTATGCCTGCAATTTGGGAGGAATCATGCAGAACTACACCCCGCCAGGGGGCTGGGGTCCGGTACTTCATTTTTTACATGAGAACAGGCTGGCATTGCAGGGCGCTTTGACTGCGTTCTTTATAGCCTTGCTTTTCTCATTGTGGGACGGCTTAGCCTGGCGCCGCTCATTCACTGCAGGGTTTATCTGCGGATTCGTCGCACTGGCAGTGGTGAGCTTTTTTGAACAGCTGGGCGTATCAGACATGGACTGGTCTTTCGTTATCGGTGCCGCTGTCGGTGGTGCAGGTGTAGACCGCTGCCGTTCTCTGATTAATGCGGCTGTGACGTTATTTGCAAGTAAGAAGGGTATTAACGATGACAAACAACTTTAAGTTTTCCCAGCGCAGCGAAAACAATCTTAAAGGGGTGAAGCCACAGCTGGTGGCCGTTGTTCGCCGTGCACTGGAATTGTCCTCGGTTGATTTCGGTATTACTGAAGGGCTTCGCACTCAGGAACGCCAGAAAAAGCTCTATGCTGAGGGTAAAAGTCAGACCATGAACAGCCGACACCTCACTGGAGAAGCCGTTGACGTTGTGGCTTATGTAGGCGGAACCGTTTCGTGGGAATTCCAGCTTTATCGAAAAATCGCGGATGCCTTTAAACAGGCCGCTCAGGAACTAAACACATCTGTTGAATGGGGGGGGGAATGGAAAACTTTGGTGGATGGTCCACATTTTCAACTGAGATCTTAATCAAGAAAAGCCTTGCTTAAGTTGACATGAAATTGTTTTTTTGAGATTTTTTATTCTCATGAGTCCAATCATGGATGAAAAATGATCAATTTAAACGATGAAATAGATGACGCTTTTGATGAGTTTGATGAAGAGGAGAATCGTATTGCTTATCTAGGATACTTTAAGAATACGTTCCCATTTTTATTATGCCCTACATTATTCTCTCGAAGTGCAGACTTGCCAGCATTGACATGGGTAAAGGTTAAATACACCGAACATGCATTACATACTTTTCCCCGACAACAAGGGGTTTATATGTTTATGGTTAGTTTCGAAGATAGCAACCTTCCTAGCAACTCTTATGTTATGTATGTTGGAAAAGCTGGTGATACAAATAGCAATAACACAATACACACAAGGTTCAGGGATTATCTTAATCCCTCTGGATACAGAGATCGACCTAGAGTTCGACCATTAATTAAGCATTTTTCTGAACATTTATATTATTATTATGCAACTATCCCTGCGGGACAGTCGACATCAGAGGTTGAGTCAACTCTTGCAGATGTTTTTGCTCCGCCGTGTTGCCAGAGAGATTTCTCTGCTAGAGTACGCAGTTTATTGAAAGGGGTCAGGATTTTATGAGTCAACGATTAGTCATTCCATGTTTAAGAGGATACATGGGGAGTTGGATTACTTATAGTTGTATGATGCGACTTTCTGATGCCTCCGAGTTAATTGGTTTTGCTGATGAACTTCATCAGATTGATAAGCTGTCTGACAAAATACAGCGTGAATTAAATACTGATAGGGCTGAAGAGATATCAAGATATCTCACTAATAATGATGATCGTTTTTTCAACTCGTTAGTCGTAGCAGTTTACGATGGTGACCCAAATTGGCATGAAGTTGGCGATATAACTCCAAACAATCAAGAGGCTGAATCTTTAGAGTTTCCAGATTATGCTGCTAACTGTCTCGGTTTTTTATCTATAACTCGAGATGAGAAGTTCTTTGCCTTAGATGGGCAGCATCGGTTAGCTGGTATTAAAGCTGCCATTAAAGAAAAAGAAGAAATAAGCAGTGATCTCATAAGTGTCATAATAGTTGCTCATTCAAACACTCCTGAAGGGAAAGTAAGATCTAGAAGGTTATTTACGACTTTAAACAAGAAGGCAAAGCTTGTAAGTAAAGATACTATAATAGCGTTGGATGAAGATGATATTTCAGCTTGTATAACGAGACAGCTGATAGAGTCGGATGAGTTTGACTATTTCGATGAGGAAAATGTTTCGTTTAGTTCTGGTCCTGTACGTGATAAAACAAGCATCACCTCTATAGTAAACATCTACGATAATGTACAAAAATTAGTTGCATATAAACTTGGTGTCAAAGTTTCTGAGTTGGAAAAGTATCGTTACCGAGACCATTCCGAATTGATGGGTTTTGTCCATGCGTTCTTTTCACTCACTTTTGACTCTTGCCCTGAACTTAAAAAAGTTATTAAGGGTAACGAACCTGCAGGTTTCTACAGGAATTCAGAAACTGGTGGGCACTTGCTCTTCAGGCCAGTTGGTTGGGATTTATATACCGACATAGTGATTTTCAGCATGCTAAATGGCCGTAGAACTCTTGATGAAACTATTGAGGGAATATTTAGACATAGCTTAAACCTCTCAGGAGACTTACTCTCCAATAAGGTTTGGTCAAAGAAAACGAATAAAATACTTAAAATCAGCGCTAAAAATGTCAAAGCATTGCAAAAGTCATTGCTTTCCTAATTGTTGTTAATGGCACTATATTTTAACCAGAGAAAACCCAGGTCGACAATTGAAGGCTTGGGTTTTTTTAACTGTAGAGCTCGCCGTGGGTTTTTAGTAGCCGCTGTAATGTTCTTCGAAATATTCAGAGGGATGCCGTTCTTTCGCATAATCAGCAAGAATAGAATTGGTCAACATCGTTTTAAGTGTCCTTTCTTTTAATAGATCCATTGCATCGACTCTTCTTACAATGTCTGATGATAGATAATTTATTGTCACGTTTGTTATCAAGAAATTTTCGCAGAAACCTCTACATTCTATTTTCCAACATATACCATGATTTCTCCACGTAGCATCAGAGTTGCATACAGGGCAGTTCTTTACTTCAGTTTGACCAATGACCATTTAGAATCATCCTCGCCAGAGTAGCAGGATGAGTGTAGTCATTGGCAAGCTACATGTCTGCTCTCTAGCTCAAAACTAGTCTACTAAATTGGATTGTGAATGATGAAAGAAACGGACTGGGGGGCCATCAGACGCGGGTATGAAACTGATGGTACATCAGCCCGTGAGCTGGGAAGAAAGTACGAAATCAGTCATACAGCGATAAACAAAAAGGTTAGGGAGGAAGGCTGGGTAAAGGGAGAGAAAAAAGATTCCACGAAGAAAGTTTCAACAAAAAAAGTTACCACTAAAAAAATGGAAACAAAAAAAGTGGAAACACCGAAGCTGGAAACTGGAAAGTCACAGCGTTTAAGTGATGAACGGGCATCAGATGCGGAAGCGGGTAATCAGTCCGAAGATGTGGATGATCTCGGTTTCGAACCCAGAGATTTCGGGTTGTCTGACCAACAGGCTCTTTTTGTCTTCTGGTATGTAAAAACAAAAAACAGAGTCGAGGCATACAAAAAAGCTGGTTACAAATGCACAGGTGATACTGCGTATGCAGCCGCCAGCCGGATGTATAGAAATGTTAAGGTTTCGCGTGCAATAAAAGCGCTGGCTAAACGGATGCGTCAGCGTTACACCGCTGACCTGGATGAAATCGTGGATCAGCTGGTGGCGATCACCCGAGCGGATCCAAATCTTGTTTCTCAGTACAGGCGCGTTAACTGCCGTTTCTGTTGGGGCGAAGAAAATAAATATCAGTGGCGTGATGAAAGCGAGTATGAGGCTGCACTGAGTAAGGCAGCCGAAAACGGAAAGCCACCGCCTGAGGATGGGGGAACAGGGTTCATTGATAATGCCGACCCTAATCCTGATTGCCCTCGCTGCCAGGGTGAAGGTAAAGGGCAGATGATTATCAACGATACCCGCGACCTTGAAGGCGATGAGCTCATGTATTACCTCGGCGTGAAGCAGACTAAAAACGGTCTGGAGGTTCTAACCGAAAGTAAGCAAGCCGCTCGCGCTGCCCTGATTCGAATCCTTGAAATTAAGGAGGCGAGCAAATCCGCCGTGCCGGTAGTTCCTGAAGAGGATTACCAGCTTCAACCGTTAAATACTGATGAGCCAACACCTGACAATCCAATCCTCTAGTCAGGCCGTCACACTTACACCGAAACAAGCAAATATCTTCGCCTGGGGCTGGCAACGTTCAGCGCGTTTTCGTGACGCTGTGTGTGGCCGTCGCTTCGGTAAAACGTTCCTGGGTAAAGCTGAGATGCGCAGGGCTGCAAGGCTCGCGATGAAGTGGAACGTCAGTATTGAGGATGAAATCTGGTACTGCGCACCCACGCAGAAACAGGCTAAGCGCGTTTTCTGGCGGCGACTGAAACAATCCATCCCACCACACTGGAGGGCGGCCAAGCCAAACGAGACTGAACTATCAATCACGCTGGTTAGCGGTCATATCCTCCGGTGCGTGGGCCTCAATAACTATGATGACCTGCGCGGTTCTGGTCTGTTCTTCGTGCTGATTGACGAATGGGCTGACTGTCCTTATGAGGCATGGGAAGAAGTTCTTCGCCCGATGCTCTCAACCTGTCGTTACACCATCGATGGGGTGACATACATCGGAGGTCACGCGCTTCGTATCGGTACACCAAAAGGATTTAACCACTGTTACGACACGTGGTTTGCGGGTCAGGAAGGAAGGGAGCCTGACCATAAGAGCTGGCTTTACACGTCTGTTGATGGCGGAAACGTCCCGCCTGAAGAACTGGAAGCTGCCAGGCGCAAAATGGACCCGCGCACTTTCCGGCAGGAATACCTGGCCTCCTTTGAAAACTATCAGGGCGTTATTTATTACTGCTTTGACAGGCGCGAGAACCACACCGACGAAACTGTCCAACGTGGCGACCTTCTTCATATCGGGATGGACTTCAACGTTGGAAAAATGGCCGCGGTGGTTTACGTCATGCGTGACGGTCTACCGCGTGCTGTTGATGAATTCATGGATGTTTTTGACACGCCAGCGATGATCGAGGCGATTGAGAAAAAATATTCCAGAGAAAACCATCAAATAAAAATTTATCCGGATGCCTCAGGAAAAAATCGAAAATCCTCTGATGCGAGTAACTCAGATATCGCTTTGCTTGAGAAGGCGGGTTTTGACGTTTGCGTGAATAACGCTAACCCTGCGGTGAAGGACCGCATCAACGCTGTAAATGCCATGCTCTGTAATACCTATGGCGAACGCCGATTACTGGTTAACACGCGCACCTGTCCAAAGTTCACGCAATGCCTTGAGCGTCAGATTTATAACGACCAGGGCGAACCGGATAAAAAAGGTGGATTTGACCATGCCAATGACGGGGGCGGCTATCCAATCGCGTACCTGTTCCCAATCAAAGAAAAAGTTTACGAAATTGAACTGGAAACCACATTCTGATGGCAAACAACGACATTACTTTTGTCAGGCCTGAGCAGAAAGCGGCCTGTGCGCTTTGGAAAAAAATCCGCGATGTCTGCAAAGGTGCTGAAGCGATAAAAAGCAAAGGGGGGGAATATCTCCCCCTTCTTGATCCTGGCGACCGTTCAGCTAAAGCCAAACAGCGAAATCAGGATTACCGTGACAGAGCTGTTTTTTATCCCATTACCGGCAATACAAAAATCGGACTGCTGGGCATGGCCTACCGAAAAGATCCCACGATGACCGCTCCGGTAAAACTGGAATACCTGAAAACCAATTCGGACGGTGGCGGAGTAAGTATCTATCAGCTGTCGCAACTGGTACTGGAGGACATTCTTGAAACGGCCCGCCACGGTCTCTATGTGGATTACGCCAAAGAAAGCGATCAGGCCATCATTCTGCGATACATGCCGGAGAACATTATCAACTGGAGAACTGAGCGCATTAACGGGCGCAACCAGTTGGTGCTGGTGGTGCTGCGTGAGGTGATAGAAGAGAAGGACGGCTACGGATTCAGGGAGCTTGTACAGTATCGGGAGTTGGCTCTAATCAATGGCCGATTTGTTTGTCGCGTCTGGCGGTCAAAAGCAGAGAATGGTGGCGGGGTGTTTACGGTTGATGCTGAGTATAACCCGAAGCCTAAAGGGAAGGATTTCTGGGATGAAATTCCTTTCACGTTTGTCGGAGCACAAAACAATGATGAGACTATCGACGATCCCCCGCTGGCCACACTGGCAGAAATTAATCTGGGCCACTACCGGAACAGTGCAGATTACGAAGACAGTGTCTGGTTCTGCGGTCAGGTTCAGCCGTATATGTCTGGCCTTGATAAAGACTGGCGAGACTTTTTACAGAAGTCAGGTGTTAAGGTCGGTTCACGTAATCCTCTTTTGCTCCCCGAAAACGGCGTTTTTGGTTATGCACAGGCTCAACCCAACATGCTTGCAAAAGAGGCTATGGACAGTAAGCGTGATTACATGGTCCAGCTTGGAGCAAGGCTCATCGAGCAAAACAGCGCCACAAAGACAGCCACACAGGCTAGCGGTGAACAGTCTGCTGCAACATCAGTCCTGAGTATTTGCGTATCGAACGTGTCAGAGGCTTTCAGCAAGGCATTGGCTTGGTGCACGAAATATCTCGGCGTGACGGATGAAAAAGCGGATTACACCATCAACCAGGAGTTTATCGCTAGGGTGGCAGATTCCGGGATGGTGGCCGTTCTGGTCAGTGCCTGGCAGTCAGGCGCTATCCGTGACAGTGACCTGGTGCGCGTGCTTCAAAAGCTGGACATCATTGATCCGGCTGACAGCGTGGACGAGGTGATTGACGCGCTGCGCAACGCGAACCCTACATTGCTGGATAAGTGATATGGCCACCGTAAACGAGCAGCTTCGTGATGAGGCCATTTCACACGCAATCGGTATAAATCGCTTCGGCACCGGAATAGCAAACCGGATGCTGAAAATCCTCAACGCCAGTGATGCGGATATCAGTGCAAAACTGATTGTGGCGCTGGAAAACCTTTCCCCTGAAAGTTTCACCGTGAGGCGGCTTGAATCGCTTCTGGGGGATATTCGTTCGCTCAACCGTCAGGCGATTGATTCCATGTTTTCTGCAATGTCGGGTGAGCTACATGCGCTGGCAGGTTATGAGGCGGGCTATCAAATCAGCCTGTTCGATTCCCTCCTGCCGGATATCGTTCTGAAGCGTCACCCGTTGCAGGGCATCACGGCGGATATGGTTTACGCCGCCACCATGTCACAGCCTTTTCAGGGGCGTTTACTGTCGGAGTGGGCCGAGGGTCTGGAAACCGACAGGATGACTCGCATCGTTAATGCTGTGCGGCATGGTTATCTACAGGGAGAAACGACTGAGGCTATCGCCCGAAGGGTGAGAGGCCACGCTAACAAAGTCTATAAAGACGGTGCGCTGCAGATGAGCAGGGCAAACGCCACCAGCATCGTTAAATCTGCGGTCAACCATCTCGCAGCGACGGCGCGGCAAAGTTTCGCAAAAGCGAACAGTGACGTTATTGAGTGTAAGCAGTGGCTTTCAACGCTCGATAATAAAACCACGCCCCTCTGCATGATCCGCGACCGCAGAAAGTACACGCTGGAAAATAAACCGATAGGGCACAAGGTGCCTTATTTGCAGGGGCCAGGCCGAATTCATTTTTGTTGCCGCTCAACCGAAACGCTGGTGGTGAAATCATGGCGCCAGCTTGGTATTGATGTCGATGAAATGGACGCAGGAACCCGCGCCAGTATGGACGGACAAGTACCGGCCGGCATTACCTATAACGACTGGTTACTCAGTCAGTCATTTACCCGACAGGTTCAGGTGCTGGGTGACACCCGCGCCAGGCTCATTCGTGACGGCGGTATGCGTCCTGATGAGTTCTACACCGACAAAGGGGAATGGCTCACGCTTGAACAGCTCCGCGAATACGACAGCAAGGCTTTCGAGGCCGCAGGGCTGTAAATCATCAGGTCGCTTATGCGGCCTTTTTTATTGGGCGAAGCCCTGAATAATCCCGAGGGGAATTTATGTTAATCCGAAATATGCTTCTGAAATATTACGCTCCTGAGAATGGCGGTAGCGGCAATGGTGGCGGTGGTATCGAAATCACCCCAGAGATTCAGAAGCTGATTGATGAACGCGTGACGTCTGAAGTCACCGGGCTGAAGTCCAAAAATAACGAGCTGTTGGGAACCATCAAACAGCAAAAAGAAAACCTGGCCCGCTTTGAAGGTATCGATCCTGATGCGGTGAAAACCATCCTCCAGCGTTTTTCTGACGATGAAGAAGCGAAGCTGATCGCCGAAGGAAAAATTGACCAGGTGCTGGAAAAACGCACTGAGCGTTTTCGCGCTGACAGCGATAAGCAAATCAAAGCTGCGGTAGAACGTGCGGAAAAAGCAGAAGGCTTTGCCAACAAGTTCCGCGACCGCGTTCTGGCTGATGCAATCCGTGAAGCGGGGCTGAAGGCCGGGGCGCTGCCTACCGCGTCAGATGATTTGATCCTCCGAGCCCGCGGCACGTTTAAGGTCAACGACGAGGGCGAAGCTGTCGCCGTTGATTCTGATGGCAACGCCATCCTCGGCAAGGACGGCAAAACGCCGCTGAGCCCGATTGAATGGGCTGAGTCGCTCAAAGATACCGCGCCGCATCTCTTCCCGGCTGCTGAAGGCACGGGGGGCGGTGGACATAAACAGGGTGGAGGTGGTGGAAACCTGAAGCGCTCAGAAATGTCGTCTCAGGAAAAAACCGACTATATCCGCAAGCATGGCCAGCAGGCTTTTCTAAAACTCCCGAAATAAAGGATTTTCTCCATGACCACAACTGTAAACTCTGACCTGATTATTTATAACGACCTGGCGCAGACCGCTTTCCTTGAGCGTCGCCAGGATAATTTGCAGGTATTTAACGATGCCTCAAACGGTGCCATCGTTCTGGACAACGAACTGATCGAGGGTGATTTCCGTAAACGTGCGTTCTACAAAGTTGGCGGCAGCATCGAAGATCGTAACGTTAATTCTGACGATACGGTAAAAGGCAAAAAAATCGGCGCGGGTGAAGCGGTATCGGTAAAAGCGCCGTGGAAATATGGCCCGTACCACACCACTGAAGAAGCGTTTAAACGCCGCGGTCGCAGTGTTGACGAGTTCTCTGAAGTGGTTGGCGTTGACGTGGCTGATGCTGCGCTTGAAGGCTACGTGAAATACGGACTAAAAGCGCTGACGGCTGCTATTGGTTCCAACACGGACATGGTGGTCACCGCCGATATCGAAACCGACGGCAAGAAGACCCTGACGCGAGGACTGCGTAAGTACGGTGACAAATTCAACCGCGTTGCGCTGTTCGTCATGCACTCCGCTACCTATTTCGACATCGTGGATGAGGCTATCGCCAACAAAATCCACGAAGAAGCGGGTGTGGTCGTGTACGGTGGTCAGCCAGGCACGCTGGGTAAACCGGTTCTTGTCACTGACTCTATGGATGTTGATGCCATTCTGGGGCTGGTTCAGGGCGCGGTGTATGTCACCGAGTCACAGGTTCCTGGCTTCCGCTCTTACGACATCAACGATCAGGAAAACCTGGCTGTCGGCTTCCGTGCTGAAGGTACGGTGAATGTTGAACTGCTTGGCTACAGCTGGGATGAGTCGAAAGGGGATAAAAACCCGAGCCTGGAAAAAATCGGTACTAAAGGGAACTGGAAAAAACATTTCACTTCAAACAAATCTACCGCAGGCGTGCTGATTAAGCTCACTGGCACCGAACCTGCAAGCCAGTCCGTAAAGTAAGCCTGTCAGCGGATAAAACTTCCGTCACCGCTGACGGTACAGACTCCGTAACCTTCTCCGTCAAAATCACCAAAGATGATGCGCCCGTTTCGGGTGCGGCTATCTTGTGGGCGTCGTCTGGCGGGGTGCTCAGTTCGGAATCAACTTCGACGGGTTCTGCTGGTGGCTCAACGGTAAAACTGACCTCGGAAGAGGGCGGAGAATTTACCGTGACCGCCACGGTTGATGGCGTGAGTGCAACGTCAGAAAAAATCACCTTTGCAGATGCGGGTGAGTAATCCACAGGGGGCGTGGCCCCCTTCCTTTTTTGGTGAGATATGATTGATACCAATATCACCTCTCCTGATTTCAACAGCTACGCCAGCGAAGCCGACTTACTGAAATATGCGACCGCGCGTGATCTGACGCTGCCGGAAAATCTCCCCGCGATTCTTCTTAAGGCTATGGATTATCTGGAAGGCCTGTGCTGGTACGGCATCCGCGCCCGCCCGTCACAGCCGCTGTGCTGGCCTCGTCTCGATATCGAATTTGACGGTCATCCTTTCCCGTCAGAACAGATCCCCCGTCAGGTTATTACCGCCCAGTGCATGCTGGCGGTTGAAGCGGTTGACGGTGATTTACTCGGTTCCTCCCGTGAGGCTGCGGTGAAAACTGAGCGCGTGGAAGGGGCTGTGACGATGACTTACGCCGTGGCTGATGGTGAGGCCTTCGTTCCGTCTTATCCAGCCGTTGACGCGCTTCTGGCGGCGTTTATGGGCGGGCGTGGGTTTGCCATTAACACATTCTCGGAGCGTGGATAATGCCGATTAATTATCAGCGTATGCAGCAACGCTCTGACAGGCTGCTGCGTCAGAACGGCTCGGAATATCCGGTAACGCGTAAAGGCACGGTTTCGGTCATCGGTGGCGTTGAACATCAGACTGAAGATGTGACGTTTTCCGCCTGGGGCGTAAGAACCGAATATGCCCCTGACGAGATTGACGGAAACAACATCCAGCGCGGTGATGTGAAAATCGTTTTCACGTCAGAAAAAATTATCGAAATTGGCGATCTGGTTAACGTTGACGGCAAACAACACAGGGTTATCAAACCTAATCCGGTTAAGCCCGCTTCACTGGTGATTTGCTATAAGTCACAGCTGAGGGCATAGCATGGCTGAAAACGATGATTTCATGGCCTCCATCGATGCATTCTTGGCAAAAGCAAAGTCCAATCAGGAGCAGGTTGTCAGGGCTGGCTGTATACGTATCCTTGCGCGTCTCGTCGAAATGTCTCCAGTTGGTAACCCCGAGCTGTGGGAAGTTAACCAGACGGCGGTGCAGTACAACAACGCCGTTACCGAGTACAACGATCAGCTGCGTAATGACCCTGACAACCTGACCCGAAACGGTCGCCTGAAACGAGGCCGTAAGATTCATGACAGCATGGCGATCAGATCCCCTGCGGGTTATACGGGCGGACGGTTTCGGGGTAACTGGCAGGTTTCTTTCGATGAACGGACAACGGAAGAGACAGGACGCGTCGACAAAAGCGGTGGTGAAACACTGCGGGCCGGAAATCTTGTTCTCTCACAGTTTCGCGTGGGTATGAAGGAGGTCTTTTTTTGCAATAACGTCCCCTATGCCTATCCGCTTGAAATGGGGCATTCCTCTCAGGCTCCTGGCGGGATGGTACGCATCACTGCCGCAGAAGCTGCGCGATTCTTTGAGGAAGCGGCTAAGGAGGTCAGCTAATGAATATTCAGCCTGACATTGCTGCGTTGCTGGATAAACATCTGGGTGAATGGGCTGATAAGGAAGGTATTCCGGTTTCCTGGGATAACGTGGAATTCACACCGCCTGAAACGGGCGTTTATCTCCAGTCACATGACCTGCCGGCCACGCCATACAGTATTGACCTGGCCGGAAAATGTCAGGTTTATCCTGGCGTGTATCAGGTCAATGTTATTGCCAGAACGGCAACGGGGCGAACTCTTGCCGCGCAGACGGCAAAAAAAATCACCGCGCTTTTTCATCAAAACCTTGTCCTTGTCGGCGAAGATTTTACCTGCTGGGTTTTATCACTTCCCGCCATTCATCGTGGCATCAATAACGGCGTGAACTGGACTGTTCCGGTCAGCCTCACTTACCGCGCAGAAACCACAGTCTGATTTCTGCTGCACACCCTAACTTTTTTCCAGTGGAGATATCTCTATGGGCTTTGCATTGCCTAACGGCTCGCACGTCTATCTGGCGTCGGGCTATGATCCTGCGGTTCCATTTACAGGGGCGACTAATGCCGAACATGCCGTTGTCACGGTTGAATCTGGGGGCGGCTTTGCTTCTGGCGACGTTGTTCACGTCAATTGTGACTGGACCGGAATTGATAACGTCGTCGCGCTGGTTGATGCCGTTGCTGGTTCGGCTGTAACCCTTCGCAACATCAACACCACCAACACCGGGAAATTCCCTGCTGGTGGCGGAAGCGGTACTCTGCGTAAGGTCACCGAATGGACCGAAATCCCTCAGATCACCGAGGTGGCGAACGCGGGTGGCGAGCAGAACACCACGCAGATCCAATTTTTGTCTGATGACCGCCAGCGCAACCTTAACACCTACAAATCAGCAAGCTCGCAGACCTACACCATTGCGCATGATTCATCGCTTCCGGTTTACCCGCTGCTGCGCCAACTCGATGAAGACGAAGAAACGGTAGCGGCGTACATGTACGTGCCTAAAGCGAAAGAAAACCGCTACTGGGCCGCGACAGCTTCTTTCAACGATATCCCGCAGACAGCCGTAAACTCAGTTGAAACAGTAACCGCAGTTCTCAATCTTCAGTCTCCGGCTATGACGTTCTACAAAACCGATAACGTAACTACCCCTGCAGTACAGGTCACGGGGGTTACTCTCAATGAGACTAAGCTGGATCTGGATGCTGGCGAAACAACTCAACTGGTCGCTGAAGTCACTCCGGCAGATGCCACAAATAAACAGGTCACCTGGTCAAGTTCGAATGAAGAAGTCGCCAAAGTTAGCGCCGATGGGCTCGTGACGGCGATGGCTGGCGTGGGCGGTACAACGATTATCACCTGCACAACGGTAGATGGCGGCAAAACCGCAACCTGTGAAGTTACCGAAACGGTAGCCTGATTACCGGCCCTCTTCTGAGGGCTTTTTTATTTTTAGAAGGAAAACACAATGGCAACTAAATTTGAGCTGCAACCGAAACCGACTTTTAAAGCCAATGTAGAGATCCCGCGTGCCGGGGAAGAGCCTGGCGTGCTGACTATTACGTTCCGTCATAAGTCGGCGGATCAGATCAAAGAGATGGAAAAGCGAGAAGGCGCAACGGCCATTGATTTTCTGTCGGAAATTATCGAGGGCTGGGCGCTGCCTGAACCTTACACCCGGGAAAACCTGACGGTGTTGCTGGATAACTACCTGAGCGCAGCGGGTGCAATCACCGAAAAATATTACGCCGAACTGATGGGGCACCGGGAAAAAAACTAATAACGGTTGCCTCTGCATTCTATACGCCTGAAGTGGCAGCGGAGGACATGGCCACCTTCGGGCTGACTGATGACGATTATGACGATGTGATTGTCCACGTTCTGCCTGATGTGTGGCCCGTCTTTTGCCTGTTCCAGTCGCTGTCTACGCAATGGCGCACCGGCTTCGGTGGCGCGACAGGACTTGATTACAACGTGCTGCCCTGGCTGATGCGCGTTCACGGCATCGAGGACGAGGCAACCGCGTTAAATGACATTCGTATCATGGAGCGAACCGCTCTGAAAACCATGCACAAAAAAGAGGTGGCCTGATGAGTGATATCGCCACGATCTCACTGCGTGTTAACACCAGCGGGCTGGAAAAAGGCACGCAGGAGCTTGATAAGTTCCGGCACGCGGCAAAAGGCGGGGCTGGCTCTGCTGACGAACTGAGCCAGAGCGTTGATGAAACTCACCGCAGGGTTGAAGAACTGCGTAAGCGGCTGGCGAATAGTGAGGCTGCTACCAAGAAAAATGCCTCCGCTCAGGATGAGCTGGCGTCGGCGTTTTATAAGCAAATTGACAGCATAAAAAATGCCGCAAAAGAAACGGATAATATCGCGGCGATACGCTCACGCCTTCATGCGGCGCAGAAATCAGGGAATCTGATCCAGGAAGACTATCTGGCGTTGCTGTCAGCAATCACAGCAAAACAGATCGAAGGCCGACGCGCAGAAGAAAGTGCAGCAGCGGCACGGGAAGTTTTTCTCAAAAAACTGAAAGACCAGGTGGCAACAACCCGCCTTTCCCGCGAAGAACTGCTGCGTTACAGGGCCGAACAGCTGGGGGCAGGTTCAGCAGCAGAGATTTATATTCAGAAGCTGAAAAAGGCCGAAGAGGGTACTGCACGCTTTAATATCAGGACCGCTGCAGCGGGTAAAAACCTGCGCACTCTGGCCACATCACTCGTCAGAAGCAACATGGGCGGTGTGGCAGGTACAGGAACGTCTTTTCTTGGCAATATCGGGGCTTTGACACCGCAAGTTGCTCTTTTGGCGGGTGCAGTCGCAACGCTTGGAACCGCTTATTATAAAGGCCAGCAGGAAAGCAGCGAGTTTAATAAACAGCTCGCACTGACGGGAAATTATGCTGGCCGTACAACAGGACAACTGAATTATCTGGCGAAAGCTATCTCAGGCAACGGCATCACGCGTGGGGATGCAGCGGCGGCGCTGGCGAAAGTTGTCGGCGCAGGTAGTTTCGGAAGTAACCAGCTTGAGATGATTACCCGTTCAGCGGTCAAACTTGAGCAAGTTACGGGCCAGTCAGTCGATGCGACTGTCGGGCATTTTGCAAGGCTGCAAAATGAACCTCTCAGCGCGGCTAAGGAGCTGGATCAGCAGCTTCACTTTCTGACCGCCAGCCAGCTTGAACAAATTACTTCTCTTTCACAGGTTGGTGATACTACCGGCGCGGCAAAAATCGCGATGGATGCGTATGCCGACGCCATTCAAAACCGTACTACTGACATCACCAACAATCTGGCCTTTCTGGAATGGGGCTGGCAGGCTATCAAGCAGAAAGCCGCTGAAGCCTGGGATGCCATGCTGGGTATTGGACGTCCTGAAACAATCGAAGACCAGATTGAAAACCTACAGAAACGCGCACGCAGAAAAATCCCTACGCCTTCAGGGATGAACAATTATGGGGCCGAAAAGTCACTGGATGAGCTGAAGGAAGAAAAATTTCAGGCTGATATTGCTTCGGCGCGTGAAAAGGCTGAAAGAGACGAAGAAGAGCGCAGGAAGCGCAGCTTCAACGACGATCAGAAGTGGAAGTTACAGTACGAAAACAAGGAAGAGCAGCACCAGCGGCGCCTGGCTGAAATTCGCAGTTCTTATGCTTCTCAGACCGCGAAGGATGAAGCAATTCGCCGTGAGAATGAAAGTTATGCCAGAAGCCAGCAAAAGGGGCAAAAGAAGGAAAAAACCTACACCGATGATTCTGCAACAAAGATGCTTCAGGAATCATCGAAACGCCTTGCGGTACTGAAAGAGCAGGATGAAACAACCAGAAGCCTGACCTCAGAAGAAAAGCGTCTGCTGGAATTCAACCAACAGATTGCCGACCTGAAGCAAAAAAGGATTTTAACGGCAGACCAAAAAAGCCTGGTTGCCAGAAGTAGTGAGATCCGCGCAGCACTTGAGGCTGAAAGTGCAGAGGCTAAGCGGATTCAAAACATCAAGGAGATCGCGAAGGGCCATGAAACTTCCCTGAGATTCATTCAGCAACAAAGCGCTCTCATTTCAGCGATGGACAGCACCGCGGGAATGAGCAACCGACAAGCGCAGCGTCAAAAAGAGCGTGAGCAGCTCAAACTGATGAAAGCCTCTGATGAGGATAAATCAGCAGCTAGCAACAAGCTTGAAGAACGCTATGCGAAGGAGGATGAACTGCGCGGCGACTGGCTTGCAGCGGCTAAAAAGGGCTGGGCTGAGTATGAGGATTCAGTCACCAACGTTTACGATAATGTTGCGAGTGTTAGCCAGGGGGCATTCGCCAGCATGTCAAATAGCCTCGCTGATTTCTTCACTACCGGAAAGGCAAATTTCAAAGACTATCTGACCACCTTCCTAAAAGGCATTACCCAGATGTTGACCCAAATTGCCCTGGTTAATTCTGCTAAAAGCGCCGCCGGTATATTCGGCTTCTCAGGCGGCGGTGCCGTTCCTCAGTTTGACTCAGGAGGCTATACCGGAGCGGGTGGTAAGTATGAACCTAAAGGGATCGTTCACGGAGGAGAGTTCGTATTTACGAAAGAGGCCACCAGCGCTCTCGGTGTTGAAAATCTTTATGCACTTATGCATAACGCACATGGTTATGCCGATGGTGGAGTGGTCGGAAGAGCCCCTATGTATGGACTTTGTAGCAGAGGGCTTACAGTGAATGTTGATGCACCTGTTTCTGTTATGCAGAGTAATGAGGTTGGGAAAAACTTCTCAAATCGGAAAGGCGCTGAGAGTATAGGCAACTTGGTTAAAAATGTTGTCCAAACCGAAATTACTCGTCGTCTGAGAAAAGAGATTGCACCCGGTGGAAATCTGTATAATCAAAAATAGTATATTAGCTTATAGAATGTTAATAAGCTGAGTGGCAAGCGGTACTTTTACGAGGCATCTTGCCAATATATCTAATATTCGTAGCTGACATTTTTGCTTAAAGGGTTGATAATCAGTTAGGATTGTGAGAAAACAGTGATAAGTACAGGGTTTGAATGTCCTTATTTTTTTTGAATTCGAGAGCTTAAAATGGAATTGTGTCATTATACAAATTTAAATGGATTGCATGGTATTATTGGGAGTAAATCAATCTGGGCTACTAATTATTCATTTTTAAACGACCAAGAGGAGTTTATATATGGGATTTGCTGCCTTGAAGAGTTTCTAAATGGCCCTCCTTCTGAAGGGCGTTTAGCCTCATGGCGGGGGCATTTATCAAATGTAATAGATTACATTAAGAAAAGTGACTTGCCAGAGATATATTCAACATCATTCTGTAAATCAAAGGACTTGCTTAGTCAATGGCGTGGTTATGGTCAGCAAGGAGTATGTGTCGTATTTGATAAAAAGCTGATGAATAGCATTGGTTTATGGAATTACAACTCATTTAATAAATTAATCGGACAAGAAAAAACTTTCATCCCACGGTATGATCTTTATTGTAATGAAGTGGAATATCTTGAAAAAGGCACTGAATATGATTTTTTCACAAGAACCTTAGACAAAATAAAGAAAAATCATCTTGACCTCTATGAAAAGCAATCTTTATTGGATGGACTTGATGAAGGCTTGCGAGCTAAGTTATTCGGCTTAATAGTTCCTTTCATAAAAAATTACAGTTTCCGTGAGGAAGGTGAATTTAGAGTAGCTGCCCTACAAGTTAATAATAAATCGGATATAAAGTTTCGCTGTGGAAACGGACTCATTATCCCGTATATTGAATTAAGTGTCATGGAAGATAAACTGCCTATAATAGAAGTGGTTATAGGTCCGGGGGCAAATGGTGCTTTGATAGAGAAAGGAGTTAGAATGTTGCTTAATAATAATGGATATGATGCCGTCAATATCAGTCGTTCATCTATTCCTTACCGAGGCTAGCTAAATATATTGCCATAATTAATCACTTAGCATCAGAGAGATCAATATGTCTACGCATACTCGTAATTACAACTTACCTTCAGATTTGATTGAACATTTTGAAAAAAACATTGCATATTTTTCTAAGCTTCTAAATAAAGACTTTAAAGACCTCAATGTTAATATAACTGCAGATGATCTTAAGAAAATTGAAAGATCATTTGAAATTTCACATAAAATTAGAGAGTTTGAAATTGGGCTTTACTGGCAAAGGTTGAATTATCTTTGGGCGATAACCGCTCTTCTATTTGCAGGCTGGGGGGCGTTGATAATTAAAATTATTGATTTGCAAAATGGACATGTGCCTTACTCAATATTTTTTTCACTTGCCTTTGTATCCTTGGTAGGTTGCATTTTGTCAATCTTTACAAGCTTCATAATAATTGCTGGGAAGCATTGGCAAAAGGTCTGGGAATATCATGTTTATACTCTTGAACCTTTTGTTTCTGGCTGCTTGTATTCAATTAAGTTTAAAAATAGCAACCCAAAAAATGTAAAGGCATCTATTACTAAAACTGTGGAGGTGTTTAACTTTTCACTTTTGATTTTATGGGTTTTATCAGCGATAATTGCTGCAATCATGCCATCTCAAATAAGTAATAGCATGGCTGGCTGGATCCAGTTGTTAATTTCTTCAGTTATGGTTGTGTTATTTTTATTAATACGCAAGGAAGTGACTAACAAAACAACGGATGGGATTGAAATGGATGTTTGAGAAGTTAAGCAATAAATGCTTAGAGGTAGATGTGTTATGTCAAAAACATTCTCGTGGGCAACGCAAGTTTCGCCAAGTGCGAACGAAGTAGTCAATCTATTGACCTCACAATTCGGAGACGGGTATGAACAGGTGGCGGTTAACGGGATTAACAACGTGGCGGAAGAATGGGAGCTGGCCTGGACGGGAAAGAAAAAGGACGTTGCGGCTATCCGGGCGTTTCTCCACTCCCATGCTCATCAGTCGTTCTGGTGGTCGAATCCGTGGGGGGAGAAAAAACTTTACCGGGTGAAACCTGACTCAATCAAACCAACGTTTATCTCAGGTAAAGTTGTCTCACTGGCATTCACATTCAAACAGGCCTTTGCACCATGATTTTTATTAATTATGAGTTTGGTTTATGACTGGTTTAGAAGTGACTGGTACCATGCGAGCCGCTTTAAAATAAAAACATGTGAATTAATTTAGGATTATTTGTTGATGAAAAAGTTAGCGCTTCTGGTTTTAAGTGTTGGATTCCTGTCTGCTTGTGCTACTAAGCAATATCCTCAGGCCCCTTCGGTCACAGGGGAAGAGACTTCTGCATTCGACTGTCAGGCCATCAAACAGGAAATTGCTAAAACGCACAGTATTCAGCAAGAAATCGAGTCAACAGGTGAATTTGATGGCAGAACAGTTCTAGGCGTGCTGGGTGATTTTGGCATTGGTAATGGCATGGCTAAAAGTGATGCCAGAAAAAAGGCACAGGCGCGACTCAATCAGCTTGAATCATTGAAACAGGTTAAGTGCCAGTAAAGAATTCAGGTCAAAACACAAACCCGCTTCGGCGGGTTTTTTTATGGGTAAAATTTATGGGGCTAAATGCTGATTTCCAGGCGCTGGAACCTGGTGAAAAAATCCAGCTAATCGAGGTTGATGGAACATCCTTCGGGATGGACAAGGTGCTTCGCTTTCACGCTTATAACATCCACTCTGAAGGCTGGGCATCGTTTGCCGCTGACAGTCTCCCATCGATCATCTGGCAGGGTAACGAATACGATCCGCATCCCTACGAGGTGACGGGTCTGGAATTATCTGGTTCGGGCCCACAGCCGACGCCGACACTTTCAGTGGGGAATATCTCTAACTACGTCACGGCGCTCTGTTTGCAGTATGACGACATGGTGAAGGCTAAGGTTCGCATTCATACCACGTTCGCTAAATATCTTGATGCCGCTAACTGGGTGCATGGCAACCCGAATGCCAACCCGAACGAAGAACGTGTGCAGCTTTTCTATATCAATGCCAGAACCGCAGAGTCCCGCGTACAGGTCGATTTTGAACTGTGTTCACCCTTCGATATTCAGAACCTCCAGCTGCCGGCAAGGCAAATTCTTCCCGTATGTACCTGGTGTTTGCGGGGCTGGTACCGCACAGGTAACGGCTGCGACTACAACGGTACGAAGTATTTTCAGAAAGACGGCACGCCAACTGATAACCCTGCTCTGGATGTGTGCGGCGGTCGTATGCAGGATTGCAGGGATCGCTTTGGACAGGACAACCCACTTCCTTTCGGTGGCTTTCCTGCGGCAAATTTACAGGGGAAATAGCATGCGTAAACGCCTGATGGACGCAATACGTAAACACGTCGCGGCTGAGTACCCGAAAGAGGCCTGCGGCGTGATCGTTGAAACGAGTATGGGGCAGAAATACGTTTCCTGTCGCAACGTGGCCAGTGACCCTACTGAAACTTTCACGATGTCACCCGATGACCGACGTGCGGCTGAAAAACTGGGCGAGATCATCATGGTTATCCATTCTCACCCGGATGTCACCCGACTGGTACCGTCTGAATTCGACCGCATCCAGTGCGACTGGTCAGGGATTGAGTGGGGGATTATGTCCTGGCCTGACGGAGATTTTTGCACGATTTCACCCCGTGACGAACGCGATTATGTCGGGCGTCAGTGGCTGCTCGGATACGCTGATTGCTGGTCGCTGATCCGTGAGTATTACCAGCGTGAACACGGCGTGGTTTTGGGGGATTACTCTGTCGATTACGAGTGGTGGATTGATGCGAAAGAAAACCGCTACGACGATAACTGGGAGCGAGAAGGGTTCTACGAGGTGCTATCCAGCCAGATACAACCTGGCGACATGATCATGATGCAGGTCAGCGCCCCTGTAACCAATCACGCCGCGATTTATCTGGGCGACAACCAGATGCTTCATCACATGTTCGGACAGCTATCAACGCGCGTGCCTTATGGCAAATATTACCGTGATCGGACTGTACGCGTGGTAAGACACAAAGGAGTAAACCTTTAAAAAAACGCTGATTCTTAAAGGCCGCATGGCGAAAAAGTTCGGTAAAACTCACCAGCTTCATGTGGCAGACCTGCGCGAAATGCTCAGGGCGATGTGTTCGCAGGTGCCTGGGTTCAGGAAGTACATGAGCGAGGCGCATATGAATGGTATTCGCTTCGCATTTTTCAGCGGTCGTAACAATATCGGGATTGACGAGTTTGATATGACCGCCGGAGGGGAAGTGTTCAGCATTGAGCCCGTTATTGAAGGGGCAAAGAGGGGGGGATTCCTTCAGGTTGTTATAGGCGCGGCTGCGCTTGCTGCCGCATTCTTTACTGCTGGCGGCTCACTGGCGCTGTGGGGGGCTGCTCTGGGCGCAACTACTGCAACAGGTGCCGCTGTCACAGCCTTAACCTCTATCGGTCTAAGCATGGTGCTGGGCGGCGTGGTGCAAATGCTGACGCCGCAGCCTGATTTTAACGTGGGAGCATCCTCCAGCACAGACAACAAGCCTAATTATGCCTTTGGTGCTCCGGTAAATACCGTATCGATGGGCTATCCCGTGCCGGTGCTCTACGGTGAGCGGGAAATTGGCGGCGCGATTATCAGCGCAGGCATGTTCACCAGCGATCAGAAGTAATTATCCTTTTCTGACAGGCCACCTTCGGGTGGCCTTTTTTATGGGCGCAATATGAACTATTCATTCACGGAAACCCCGTATTCAGGAAGAAAGGGTGGCGGTGGAAGCTCGCACACGCCTGTTGAGCAACCCGATGATCTGCTCTCTGAAGCCACGTTAAAAATGTTGGTGGCTCTTTCTGAGGGGGAAATTCAGGGCGATTTAACCGCGCAGGATATTTACCTGAACGATACCCCGCTGGCGAACGCGAACGGCAGTTATAACTTTGATGGCGTCACCTGGGAATTTCGCACCGGAACACAGGATCAGGATTACATTTCCGGCTTGCCGGAAGTGAACAACGAAATGTCGGTGGGCGTGGTTGTCACTGAGCCTGTTTCGTGGATCCGACAGTTTACTAACCTGGCACTTGATGCCGTTCGTATTAAATTGAGCCTGCCGAGGCATTTCCGTTACAAGGATAACGGTGACATGGTGGGCACTGTAACCGAGTATGCCATTGATCTTTCGACCGATGGTGGAACCTGGCAGGAAGTTTTCAGGGGTAAATTCGACGGAAAAACCACATCAGATTATCAGCGCGATCACCGTATAAATTTTCCGAAATCAACTACCGGCTGGTCTGTTCGAGTTCGCCGTGTCACTGAGGATTCAACAGACTCAAAACTGGTGAATGCCTTCAGTGTGTTCTCTTTCGCTGAAGTGATCGACAGCAAGCTCCGCTATCCAAACACCGCACTCCTCTATATCGAGGTCAACGCCAGCCAGTTTAACGGCTCAGCGCCGAAAGTGACCTGTAAACCCAAGGGGAAAGTCATTCGTGTGCCCGATAATTATGATCCGGTTTACCGCACGTATTCGGGAAGCTGGTCGGGCGGATTCAAATGGGCGTACAGCAATAATCCCGCGTGGATTTTTTATGATCTCATTCTTGATGAGATTTACGGTATGGGTTCCCGCATCGATGCAAGCATGGTCGATAAGTGGGAATTATACGGGATCGCACGTTATTGCGATGAGTTGGTTTCAGATGGTGCTGGGGGCACTGAACCACGTTTTACCTGCAATGTGTTTATTCAGAGCCAGCAGGACGCCTACACGGTACTTAACGACCTGGCAGCCGTATTTCGCGGGATCACGTTCTGGGGCAACGAGCAGCTTTTTGTTAAAGCTGACGTGCCACAGGATGATGTTGACTGGGTATATACCGCGTCAAACGTTATCAACGGCGAATTCTCTTACGCTGGCGGCAGCTACAAAAAGCGTTATTCCTCATGCCTGGTGTCATGGTCTGATCCTGTCAACCATTACAGCGACACGGTGGAAGGGGTCTATGACTCCGCGCTGGTTGAGCGCTACCAGATTAACCAGCTCACGCTTACGGCCATAGGCTGCACAAAACAGAGTGAGGCGCACCGACGCGGCCGCTGGGCGCTGCTGTCGAGCGTCAAAGACGGTTCGGTGACATTTGGTGTGGGGCTTGATGGCTACATACCATTGCCGTCGCAGGTTATAGGGGTTGCCGATCCGTTCCGTGCCGGTATCCAGAACGGCGGTCGCATGAAGTCGATTAAGGGGCGGGTCGTAACTCTTGATCGCTCAATTGACTATGAGGCCGGTGCTCGTCTGGTTATGAACATGCCTGATGGTAGCACTCAGTCGCGCACCATTGAGGCAGTAGATAACGAAGAGCATACGGTAACCCTCACAACCGCATACAGCCAGACGCCCGTTTACGGCGCTGTATGGGCTATCGACAGCGACAAGGTGGCTATTCAGTATTTCCGGGTAATGTCTGTTGCCACTAACGACGATGAAACAGGCGGTTTCACCATTTCGGCAATTCAGCACGACCCGGAGAAATATCGCTACATCGATGACGGCGTGCGTATCGAAAGCCCTCCAATCACCGTTACACCGATTAATGTTATCAGTGCACCTGAAAACATTGTTATTAAGGAGACTGATTATGTCGCCCAGGGGTTGACGGTAGCGACGATGTATGTGTCCTGGAACAAGGTCGATGGGGCTATCCGCTATATTGCACAGTGGCGTAAGGATAACGGCGACTGGATAAATGTTCCGGTTACAAGCGCCCAAGGATTCTCTGTTGAGGGGATTTATACAGGCTCATACGATGTGAGGGTGAGGGCGCTAAATGCGCAAGAAACGTCATCACCGTGGGGTTATGCCGATAATACTTTCCTCTCCGGTAAGCAGGGCAAGCCAGGTACTCCGACCAACTTCCGCGCCACCGATAACGTTGTGTGGAATATCGATCTGGCCTGGGGCTTCCCTGAAGGTTCAGGCGATACAGCATTTACGGAAATTGAGAGGGCCACCACCTCAGACTTCCAGAATCCGCAACAGCTCACTCTACTGGCCTATCCCTCATCAACTTATCAGCACGGACCCATGAAAGCAGGCGTCAGTCAGTGGTATCGCGCTCGTCTGGTTGATCGTATCGGAAACGCTGGTGACTGGACTGAATGGGTTAAGGGTGTAACCAATCAAGATGCGTCAGATTTGATTGGTGACTTAGACAATGAGATCCAAAATTCCGGTGTGTGGGATCGGTTAAATCAGGGCATTAACTCAAATCTTGAAGCGAGCCTGAATAACTCACTGGCCATTGGCAAAGTGTCTTTTCGCCAGTGGGAGCAGTACGGCGAGGTCAAAGCCGAAGTCATGGTGGTGACCACAACGATAGCCGAGGTGGACAGGTCACTTGCTGAACTTGCCGTAAGTGTCAGAGCACAGTTTGAAGAAGCTGATGCTCATATTCTTGAGGTGCGTAAGGCCGCTGCTGATGCTCAGGGCGCAGTCTCTTCACTCGAAACATCAGTGAATGCTTCAATTGGTGAGTTAACCGCAGGAATTAACCAGAAATTTGACTCCTATGTTAAATCAGACGGAACTGCAGCGGCTTATTACACCCTGAATCTTGGTGTCGATAAGAACGGCGTGAAGTACAACTGCGGTATGGCCTTTGGTATAGAACCGAAAACTGGTGGTGGTTATAAATCTAACGTTATTTTTGCGGCTGATACGTTCGGGATATACACGGGTAGCACTCCTGGGAATTATGAGCTTGTTTTTGCTGTTTCAAACGGACAGGTGATACTGAAAGAAGCCTTCATTGGCAACGGGACAATAACCAATGCGAAAATCGGCAATGAGATCTATTCACTAAATTATGTGAAAGGGATCAGTGGCTGGTATATCGGTAAAAACGGCGAGGCTGAATTTAATAACGCTATATTCAGGGGCACAATCTATGCAACAAACGGTCAGTTTTCTGGCGTAGTAGAGGCTAAATCATTTATAGGCGATGTGGCTAATGGCTATGTATTCGCTGATACTGCAATGACTTCTGGTGCTGGGGCTGTAACACGTTCTTTCAGGTACACAGACAGTGCTACAACAGCGTTAGATAAGCAAATATTAGTCATGTGTATGATTGATTCATATAAGCCATCTAAAGCCGGTTTAGGAAGGGTCACAGTTACTATAGGCGGCGTATCAAAAGAATTTGTAATTCAGTTAGGGAATGAAGGTGTTTCTGCCTACAGTACAACGGATTGCGCCGCTATTATATTTTCTGCCAGAACGTCAGCAAGAACCGTTGATTGTTCGATCTCTGTACGGTCCGACGGTGGAGGCGTCGCAATAAAATCACCGTCAATGTTAATTCTGCGTGGCTCTGGATCGTTTATGCAGCTTTAATAAGATACGTATTAATAAATTACTTTAGCATCCCGCTTTTAGCGGGATTTATTTTTGGAGTAAATAAATGGCTGAAGGTACTATAAATTTAACGAATAATTCCGTTATCTTAACTGGTAATGGAACTAAGTTTAACTCAGAGGTTACACCAGGTGATTTTATATATGTGGAGGCTGGCAATGTACCCTATACGCTACCAGTAGATCAGGTAAGCAGTGATACAAATATTATTCTTTTGCGTAAATTTAGCGGGCCGTCATCTAACGGTCTGGCATGGACACATATACCACGCCGTGCGCAAAATTCCGTTTATGCATTTCTTGCCGACCAGGTTGCTGAGGCAATACGGTTATCACTAAACAATGAAAATAACTGGCAGAAGCTTTTAACAGAGGATGGTGATGTAACTATAACTCGTCCTGATGGTTCTACTTTTACTGGTCCGAGCTGGCCGTATATCGCTAATATCGCCGCTGTTGCTGATTTTGATCGGCTGAAAATATTAGCTGACCAGATACATGCAGACAGAAATCAGATAAGTGAAGATGCCAAACAAATAAATGCCGATGCAAAACAGGTTGGAAGAGATACAGAGCTTGCAAAAGGTTATGCTGAATCCGCTTCATCATATGCAAATGAGGCAAGGGACGTCTCCTCCACAGTTGCTGATGATGTTAAAAAAGTAACTGAACTGGCAGGTGAAGCGGCCATAAGCGCCGCAAACGCAAAAGATAGCGAGACTCTATCCGCACGCGATGCAGAACGTGCATGGGATGCAGCAGGTAAGACTGTAGAAAACGCTTTAGTGGTTGATCGATCCACGCAACATGTAATTCAGCTTGCTGTTGAGGTTGAAGGAAGCGCCGCAAGCGCTAATGAGAGCGCTGCTAATGCTGGTGGCTATGCTGAATCAGCTTCAGAAGATGCAAAAAAAGTAGCTGAGCTGGCCGATGCAGTGTCCGAAAACGCGGCAAGCGCTAAGGAGAGCGAGAACATTGCTACAAACCAGGCCGAACGCTCAAAAAGAGAGGCTGACAGGGCAGAAGAAGCAGCGAACAGAGCGGAATCTGGCTTGCCGGTTGCAGATGTCATTTGGGATCAGCTTGGTGTATCAGGTAATGCCCGTAAAGCATTCACTAAAAATCCTCTGGAAGCAGCTGATTTTAATGCTGCACCTGCGCCGAAAAAATTGACAGTAAACCTGAATACTTTATTCACGCCTGGTACATATTACCCTGGGACGTTCGGCTCTATTTCGAATGGATACCCTGAGAATTTTATGTATGCATCGGTCCGTGTTGTTGATGCCGGGTATAACACCATTATTCAGATCATCGAGAGTGCTGACGGCGCGGTTTATACGCGAGAAGGAAAAACAAATGACGATGGAAAAGCATACTCATTTAGTGAATGGACGGGTGGGCATTCCTCGCCTGTCGATGTAAACCAGGGGTATAGAGTTGGTTCAGCAATTATGGCTGCAATCGTCAACAATGGCGGCGCGTCGTTACAATATGGACAAACCATTAGCGGAGCAGGATTACGGGCATCAAGCGTAAGCTTGCCTTTCTGGAGCGGAGGTAACGGAGTTATTTATTCAGGGGCAACGTTATCAGGAACATGGCGGCATCTAGGCCATGCTAACACTAGTGGCGCTGATGATAGTCCGGTGGGTGGTAGTTCCTATCCGGTGTCATTGTTCATTCGAATCTTGTAAGGAAACCCCATGGAAATTTTAGATGTACGTAATATGGTTTATACCGAAACAGGAGCGATTGACTGCGAGGTTTTGGTCGGTGAGCAGTGGTTTCCGTTCTGTGCTTCAGAAGATGACAGCATGGCCTACGGGGCCGCGCTTTACCAGGAAGCGATAGATGGTAAATGGGGTGAGGTACAACCCTACAAACCGACCGAGAAAACCTTCAGTGAGCCAGCCAGTGCCATGACAACGAAAGCAGAGCTGACGTCGAATGCTGAAGCGGTGATTGCGCCACTTTCCAGGGCTGTGAAGTACGACATAGCCACAGATGCGGAGAAAGCCGCTCTGGAGGCATGGGAGCGTTATACCGTGCTGTTGAGTCGTGTTGATGTCGATAACCCTGTGTGGCCAGATACACCTGAATATTGACGGTGAAACATGAGGACAAGGAAAGCTAACCTTTTAAGTAGTGATTTTGCTTAAAGCATTGTGAAATCAATCACAAATATATCCGTGACAACCCCCTGTTCCCTACCTATAAAAAAATACCCACCACGGAAATGGTGCGTATTTTCAAGGTTTTTCCTCATTTCTTACGGGGCCTGGCTGATGTCGGCAGGCACCCGGATTTTTGCTTTCCAACTGCGAAAATTTACAAATCAAAATTTCCTATAGCGGCGCGATGTTATAAACGAAGCGACGAAATTACAAACAAACAAAAAAGTATCGGCTTGATCTGTTCGCCTGCAAAATCTACTGTATATAAAAACAGTATTAGAGGTGTGTGCTATGAAATTCATCAGGCCAGCAGAACTGCGAGAAATTATCGCACTTCCGCTTTTCAGCGACTTAGTACAGTGTGGTTTCCCGAGCCCGGCAGCTGACTACGTTGAACAGCGTATCGATCTCAATGAGTTACTTGTGTCTCACCCAAGTTCGACATATTTCGTCAAGGCTGCAGGCGACTCGATGATTGAGGCAGGGATCAGCGACGGCGATCTGCTGGTGGTCGATAGTTCGCGCACCGCTGAGCATGGGGATATCGTAATCGCGGCGGTGGAAGGGGAGTTTACTGTTAAGCGACTGCAACTGCGTCCGACAGTTCAGCTCATTCCGATGAACAGCGCTTACTCACCGATCATCGTCGGCAGTGAGGACACGCTCGACGTGTTCGGTGTTGTGACTTTTATCGTAAAATCGGCGAGTTGAGTATGTTTGCGCTCTGTGATGTGAATTCGTTCTACGCATCATGCGAGACTGTATTCAGGCCGGACCTGAGAGGGCGGCCAGTTGTCGTTCTATCAAACAACGATGGCTGTGTAATCGCACGCAGCGCAGAAGCAAAAGCGGTCGGAATCACTATGGGGGAACCATTCTTCAAGCAAAAGGATCTTTTCCGGCGCGCAGGCGTTGTTTGCTTCAGTAGCAACTACGAGCTTTATGCTGACATGTCGAACCGGGTCATGACCACGCTAGAGGAGATGAGTCCTCGCGTGGAAATTTATAGTATTGATGAAGCCTTTTGCGATCTTACAGGAGTACGTAACTGCCGGGACCTGACAGAGTTTGGCAAAGAGATCCGAGCGACGGTTCTGAAGCGCACACACCTTACAGTCGGGGTTGGAATTGCTCAGACAAAAACACTCGCTAAGCTGGCAAATCACGCAGCCAAGAAATGGCAGAGGCAGACGGGCGGAGTTGTTGATTTGTCCAATATCGATCGCCAGCGTCGGTTGTTGGCTATCGTGCCAGTAGAAGAAGTATGGGGAGTCGGCAGGCGCATCAGTAAGAAACTCAACGCCATGGGCATCAAAACGGCCCTAGACCTCTCAGAACAAAGCACCTGGATTATCCGGAAACACTTTAACGTGGTACTCGAGCGAACGGTCAGGGAGCTGCGCGGCGAGCCATGTCTTGATCTGGAAGAGTTTGCACCAGCAAAGCAGGAAATTGTCTGTAGCAGATCGTTCGGTGAACGCGTTACCGAGTACGAACAGATGCGCCAAGCCATCTGCAGCTATGCCGCCCGCGGCGCCGAAAAGCTACGCGGTGAGCATCAATACTGCCGTTACATATCGGCGTTTGTTAAAACCTCTCCGTTTGCGCTTAACGAGCCATATTACGGGAACAGTGCGTCCATGAAGCTTCTCACCCCCACTCAGGACTCCCGAGACATCATTAACGCTGCAGTAAAGTGCCTGGACAAAATCTGGAAGGACGGCCACCGCTATCAAAAGGCTGGAATCATGCTAGGAGATTTTTTCAGCCAGGGAATCGCCCAGCTCAACTTGTTCGATGAGAACGCGCCGCGGGCCGGAAGCGATAAGCTGATGGAGGTGCTCGATCACCTGAACGCGAAAGACGGGAAAGGAACGCTCTACTTTGCAGGACAGGGCATACAGCAGCAATGGCAGATGAAACGAGATATGCTCTCTCCACGTTACACAACCCGATTTGCGGATCTCCTAACGGTGAAATAATATTCCTGTGACTTGCTGGCTTCAGCAGAACTTTATGAAATCTGAGATTAAAGGTCGCTAGGTTATAGAAGCAGAAATTTAAGAATCATGTACCATGGTCTATATTTTAGGGTAATGAGCGATAAAGCAAGTATGACGTAACGAACTTATAATATAACATGGTCAATGTAATTTTTTTTAAGATGAACTAACATGGGCTGTAATAACCCATGATTGAAGTGATTAACATACTCTGAATAATGTTAATCTTGAGTATATTAGAATTCCAATTCATCAAAGTTATTAAGTTCGGCGGCATCAATGGATATTTTGATATGTGTAACAAATTCCTCGATGTCATTCATTGCTTTGATGAGGGCCTGTCTACTTAGGTCGACGGCTTCTCCATTTTTATCTACACCGTTTCGATGTACAATATCATGTCGGATTTTAGTAATTTTAATCACTTCATCCATTTTGTTCTTTACATTACTTGGTGTTTTTTCGCCAAGTACAGCACTATAGATGGGGACGATCTTCTCAATGTTATGATACAAATAATCAGAAAAAGTTGTAAGCACGACTTTTTTAACAATGTCACTGTTTCTAAATATTTCCAGAAGAGGTATTTTTATATTCTTTAATTCCGTCACATTTTCAATAGAGTTCTTAAGATAGCACTCTTGATTGAGCACAAGACTCTTAATCATATCACCCAAGCAAGTTTCCATTAATGTTACTGAGTAAGAATAAGTCATTTTTAAAGATGATTCAGAAGGAATTTGAGGCAATTCATCTCTAAGAGTACTCATCTGGGTAGTGAACTGTTCATAGGCTTGTTGATATGCCGTAAGTCTGTCTAGCTCATAGTCATAGTCTTCAAACTCCCATTCGTTCTCAAAAGCCTCCCCTGAAAGATATTTTGCTTTTTGTTCTTCCCATTCAGGATCCCCCGGTTCTACTCCTAGGTCAACATGATCACTGATCCAATCATGCATAATCTCTTCTGCTTCCATTTGCTCCATATAACGCTTAACTAATCCCATTCTCTAAGCTCCTATTGTTATAAAATTACTAAATTATATCTTTAAATTGATACTTGGCATAGTGTTTTTGCTAACTGCGGTGATGAATTATGAACACCATAATCCAGTTTTAACCACAAGATCTGCTGTGATTTTCTCTAAATGCGTCATTTGTATGAATATATTATACTTACCACTCGTTGTGAAATATTTATATTTATCGGAAAGGTTTTGTTTTCCTTTAATTTTTTTTAATTGTTGTGAAAACAT